GTATAAAATGTACAGTCAACAACAGTCCCGTTAGAAACTGTTGCTGCTGCTATTGCTAGTCGAGACTGGAAATCACCAGCTCCTATATTTTCTAATTTTACTACCATAGTCTTTTAATATTATTAAGCTGGTAAACAAGTTTTTAATAAACTACCTGCAGCAGGAGTTCCGTCTTCTGCATTTTGAGTATTTAACCATAAAACACCGTTTGTTTCATCAACAGTCATTGCAACCATTGGTTTGTAAAAAAAATTGGAAAGTGGAACAATCTGGCTAGCTGAGTCTAATAAATCATTGGTAACATCATAAAGGAATAACATTGTATTATTACTATTGTTATTTATAGGATAACCTGAAAACGTTCCTGTATAACTAGTAACAAATAAATAATCTGTAGCACCTACAGTATATGATTGTATACCAGTTATATTCATATCATCAAATACAGAAACACTACCAATATAGTCATATGGACCTGATGTTATACTTCTTTTATAAATGCTACCTGTTTTTGAGCATCCTATATAAAGTATGTCGTTTGCAATGTGTAAAGTAAGATAACCTCTGTTTATAAGACTAGGAGCATTTACAATATCTAATTCTGATAATGTTCCTGTTTGTATATTAAATGTAAACAACGTAGATATTTGACCAAATGTATTAAGGTAAGAACCACCACCACCTAAAATAAAGTTTTCATTAACTTCATCGTACACCATTCTATCTCTATATGATGCATAACATCTAGGTGACATTCCAGATAGTGGCCATTGAGATTCAATATCGTAAAAGTCTATTAAACTTAAATCATCTAAGCTATAAGATTTAATATATGATAAGGCTCTATCTGCAGTAGCTCTTCTGAAAAATACCCATAATTTATCAGCAGCTACACGCACATCACCCATAGTTAAAACAGCTCCTGGAATTTCTGTATCACCAGGCTCATCTAAAAAAGAAACCTGTCCAGTTACAGTATTACGCATCCATATACGTGTTCCTGTAGTATAGTCACCGAGATTACCAACACTATTGGGTATATAACCTAATGCGTATGTACATAATTGACCCGCACTATTCTCACCAACATCAAACATCCATTCATATTGATCTATACCATAAGATTCTTGTATATTATAAAAAGCATTATTACTTAAATCAAGTAATCCAAAAGTTGAATAAGGTGTTGATGTTGAATTAGCTGCACTTACTACATAAGCTACATTATTAGCAAAAATTACTTTTAGATCAAGGCGATTTAAAATATTTTGATTACCAGGATAAGTGAAACCAGACGGCCACGCACATGCAGGTGTAGTAACAGTACTGCAACATGTGTCATACCAACCATTATTCCACATATACAACTTATTCAATGTAGTATTGAAATACATACCTCCTGCATAGTTACCAGGAACAGTAGGGTGTGATGTATATGTAGGAATAACTAAAGTATCAGTGACTATCTCTCTATTTACATTAGCATAAGCATCTGTCTTAACAAGAGTTTGAGAAGTATTATTAAATGACTTTACTGAACCAGCTAGTTCAAACATATTTGAAGCACCCTGATCAAGTACTGTAGCAACTGCTGCAAATGAACCATTAGCAGATTCTGTTGGATTGGTAGGATCGTAACTTATTGCTCTATAGTTAATAGTATTGAATCCAGGTACAAATGCATCATCCACCGTACTTTCATCTAATCTAAAGATATACTTAGTTACAGCAGTACCAGCTGTATTAGGACTGATAATACTACAGTTTCTAACGTATCCTGTTAGACCAAAGTGAGCAGTGTACTCACTTGTAAATACTCCTGTTAATACATTACTAGGATCTTTAGAGTAACAGCTTATCAAACTATTAGACTCACAACTTTGTACATTCAAACCTGAACTTAACCAGAAACTAGTTCCTTTAAATCTAAACGCTGCTTCAGCACCAATATCAGTTAAGGTAAATGGTGTTGACGCTGCCATAGTTACACCCAAGTTGTTTGGTTGGGTAACTCGGATTACGTTTGCCTCGGCACCACAAGAAGTTAGGGTACAGTTCATACTCTCATCTAGAATATAACCCATACCATTAGAGTCAGATGCACAACTAGTCAAGCTAGTATAGTTGTTTTCCTTAATAGAGAAACCAGCAAGGTTACAACCTGTTGCAAAACATGTGTCTAATGAGTTGCCTTTTCCTTTATACAGGAAGATACCATGACCTGCTGTAGAACTTACTCTACAGTTAGTCAACTTAGAGTTTACAGCATTATATAAGAAGATACCGTGGGTTCTTGTTCCTGATACCCATACATTATCAATACGTACATTAGATACAGTGCTTGTCTCAGATGACGGATTACCACTCAATACAAATACACCTCCTGATCCAGTTGTTCCGTATACAGGTGATCCACCACTATTTGTAATAACAGACTGAATACCTTGACAATCAATGTTTGCCATTGAGAAGTTATTATAGGTAGTCCATGTAGTACCACCTGATGCGGTGTTATTTCCTACAAATACATGGTAACCTCTAGCTTGGTTAGTCATTGTAAAACGGGTATAACCGTTTGCTGTAGCATTACTAGTGCGGCTAACACCTTCAATACGAACATTATCTGCTAACACCCAAAAGATGTGCGAGTTAATATCACCTGCTGCAAAGTTTGCAACTAAGCTAGCATTACCAAGTATAAAAGTTAAGCTTCGAGTAACACTAATCGTTCTAGTGATTGTTTGTGTTCCTGTATAGGATGTACAGTCAATAACAGAACCTGCTACAGCATTGGCACCCGCATAAACAAGTTTGTCGTTCATGTTGGCACCTGGAAAAGAACTAAGAAGTACGTTCATTATTTTTTATTTTTTATGGATATATAAACAAGTTAGTTATGTACCATTGTGCATCATACTGATTATCAGCAATCAAGCTAATAGATGATTTATTTCCGGATACATTCGGAGTATTTAAAGTTTGGAAATAGTTACCTAACGCATAAGTATCTGCATCTACTCTCGAAGCATACAGATCCACATTATCAGGTGATATATTCTTTATAGTAATCTTTTGGGGAGGTGCCACATTACTAACATCGGGAAGATTAACAACAATACTCTTACCTATTGAAGCAGCACCAGCAACAATAAACGTCATATCATAAGACGTAAACTCAGTAGGGGAAATCGTATACTCATCTACACCAAGCGCATAAGCATCAATGATAACCACTCCGGGTGCATTAGGTACTTGTTTATCTGGTGTGGGAATCGGTATAATCTTTCCGCTAGCTATGTCAAAATAGTTATTAGTCGCCATATATATAATATACGAAAGTACAAAGATATCTACAAGTATAAAAGCATAATTCGGATTATCTACATAATGTCATATATAATATGCATTAGCACACCTTTTAGGGTATAATGTCCGTTATAACATACATAATCATACCTTAACGGGTGTTATATAACCAGTTATAATTATACCACTGAGTATTATACCCCCGGGTACATCTGGTTGTGCGTGTACCCCTGGGGTTATTACGGCACGAGATTACTAATGTAGGAGAGAGTGTAGGGGGTCGTATGCGCGACGTCCCCGGGTGCTGTCGCTCTACCGGGGTACCCCCTCTTCTTTTCTAACTGATACAACTGAATGATGGGTGTAATTAAATAAAAAAAGTTTATGTACAAAGTTATTTATCAAGTGTACCAACGTGTTGGTAAGCACAGTGTCATGACTGACAAGAGTGTAGTATTTACTACGTTCGACGAAGCGTGCTCACACGCAAGCAAGTGTAGGGGTGCTGTGTATGCACCTAATGGATTGCGCGTCCTCAAGTACAATTGAGGCGCGCGATTCTATCGCATTCTAACTAATACGACTTAATCGTAATGTACAAGGTGTGACCTTTTTCACGCCACTGCGTGTCGTGGCGTTACTAATGTACCGCTTCGCGTCTAACTAATACGACTTACAGATTAGATGTATTACAAATTACAGTTTTCCAATTCCGCGAAGGGGGAGTCCTTCGACGGAACGCGTTTCGTCACGCACACATTCCTTATCCACGGATTAGCAGGAGATGCTCTCGCAGTATTTCTCCGCGACAATCCGAAGAGCAGACCTGATTCAGCGACGGGTCTTCCAATGATCAGGAGCTGGAATAGTAAGCGACATCGCGGAGATGCATACTGCTATCGCTCCAACAAGCTCGATCCGAAGACGGGTTTAACCCGCTGGTTTATCATCAGCAGCGGGGAAATCGAGAAGCGTCTGCAAGAAGAGTATCCTGCACTCACTACGACAGACGCGGGGTTAAACCGCATCGAGCGTATGGCGATGCAGGAGATCCGCGAGATCGTCGCAGGAAAGGTTGTCGCTGCTGCACCAGTCGCTGACGCTCCTGCTGCTGCTGCTCAACCACCTGCTCCTGAAGCAGATCCGATTGAAGAACAGCAGTCTGATGCTGGTAGTGCACCATTCTAAGATCTCAAAACACAGGCACTCACTAGCGTGAGTGTCTGTTGTTTTTCAATCTCTATATGGAGAACGAATCTACATAGAACGACAAAAACAAAATGTCGTATATGTCGAATGATTACTATTCTACCGACAAATTACGTTGGTGTCGTCCGTGTCGACAGGTGCGTAATCTACGGGGTTTTTTCTATTTGGGGAACGATTTCTATTTCGGTGCAGTCGATAGGTGTCGATTGTACGAGCGTGACGTCCTTACGCATTTTAATACTATACTACAGTGAAAGCAGTAGAAAAACCAAACGGAGTGTTCTCCGTGAAAATCAAGAACGGTGACCGCAAAGGTCAGTTGATGGACATGTTCGTCTACAGAATCGTAGATGCGACACAGACAGAGTTGAACGCATATTCGCAATTTCTTGCATCGCAAGGATATAAGTTGCAACATTGCGAAGAGACTGGTCTTCCGTTGTACATGCATCCAGGTCACGTAGGCGTGAACATCGAAGTAACCGTGAGTCCTACGACAGGACGTGCTTACGTGGTTAACTTCGAAGAACGCAAGCTACGCAGTATCGCTCGTAAGAACGGTATCGAAGCGGAAGTTAGAAGCGAGATGGCGAAACAAATCGCTGAAGTAGCGAGTAAGTCTATCATCGCTAACATGTTCGCGAGTAGAGCGGCAGTTCCCGTGAATGCGTTGAAGCAGACACCTGCGAATGATGCAACACCCGTTAATAACGAACCTGTCGCACAGAACGAACCTGTCGATGAGAACGCTAACGACGGAAGCGCACCGTTCTAAACGTGTGTAACGTGCTGATAGTGAGAACGTTAAGGACTGTGAGAATCAAACACTCTCACAGTTCTTACTCTCACCACACACACCACAATTCGTAATTGAGTTCACCTCTATATAAGTATAGCAAGACTTTACTTATCTACCGTGCTCTCTCCATTACTCTATGTATATACGTATGGTTACTTATATCCTTATATGTAAGCTTAAGAGAGTTGTTCTTTTAGAGACCGATTCTATTGAGTTACTCCGAGCTTTTGTTGATCAGAAGATCGAGATTTCCCGCATTAATACTGTTGAGATCATAATCGACAGCGAATAACATTGAAACATACGGACTATATACAGTACTACTATAATAGTGATTTGTAATACATTGTAGTCCGGATTGTTTCGAATCGTTGATTTCCCACGCATCTTGTATAACGATATAAGAGTGTTCACATCATTATCGGTTTTGGTATGGACCGTGGGAAAATCAACATATTGCTATATACTTGTAACAGGTATTAGTGGTTTATATACTCTCATCCAATTGCAGGTAGTATAGTTCTTTCCGCGTTAGTCTTTTAGACAGTGACGAATATGGTAAAGATGTTAAGGGTTGCAACCTTATGAGAGTACTAACAATGGAGGAATACATGCTCCCGAGTAAGTGCAAGGCTTACAGTAATGCACATTCAAAGCTATTCACAGATGTGTCATTGTTAACAACCAGCCACTGTATAGTCACAGACTAGGTGTGGAGAATAGAGCTTCAACCTGCAAAACGGTACAGAGAGGGTAATCAGTCCTCTCATTGTTAATGCACCACAACTCACTTCCCAAGGGTGAGCAGATGTGTACGAACATCCATATACTAGTATTAGCTAGTCACTGGCGTAACACATCTGAGTGCAGAGGGGCAAACTTGAAATACAAACAATTAAAAGTTAAACAATGACAAAAGAAGAAATGATTGATGCTTATGAAGCACAAGTTAAAGAATTACACCCTTCGTGGAATAATGCAGATATAAGAGCTAAAGCTGTTAGAATGTATTATCTAGATGAAGAATTAAAATAATCCATTAAATCATTAACTAACATTTAAAAGCAATGACACTACAAGAATTCAAAGAAAAGTACCCTATGGTACAAGAGAGTGATTTATTCTCTGTTGTTCTTCAAATGAATCATATGGTAGAAGAAGTCTACGAACAGATGTATCATTCCGAACAAGATCAGTTAGAACAAGATCAGTTAGAAGAAGAGTCTTGGATGGAACTTTATGAATCAGAAACTCTGGAAGATGATGATGATGCTTATACGAGTTTCAATGATTCAATATTGAGTCAAAGTAGATTCCATATCATAGCATCTACGTCATTTGGTGTTTGTGAAACGTATTATTTCCCGTCAACTGATGGTATTAACCATACGTCAGAAGAACTTGGATGCTCTATGGCATTGCGATGGGGTGATTGGGAGTTCAGTAATGAAGATGAAATCTTCAATAGACTAACTAATCACTTTCCCGGTTATCTTATCGAGAAGAAAGATACTATCAACATTGACAGTGATATGGGTCATATTGTAAAGAGAGTATACAGTCTTTCTAAACTTTCGTGATATATGGGACTCGAGTAACATCGGGTCCTAATATACTATTCTTATTAACCAATTAAAAATAAACAATATGTTTAATTCAGAAGAAGACTACAGTGCGTATCTACAAGAACAAGCGTTTCTTGAAGCACAAAATGAAGCAGAGTACATTGCATGGATTGAAACACAAGAGCAATGGTATTATGATATGCAAGATAAATATCATTATTCTACCGTGAAATGGTTTCCTACCGGTGATCCTACTCCTGTTTATCTAATGGTAATTGTTGTATTACCGTCAGGTACAGTAGGTGACTATGCAGATACTATTTTAGATTGTATTGTTATCAAATCATATAACGAGCAATATACTAGTAGAGAGAAAGTAGAATTACCCGCATCTGCTGTTGAAGTTATAGATCCTGAAATCACCAAGTTTAATCCTAATGTAGACTTCTAATGGATAATATAATAGTAAAATACCCAATGGGTGATGGAATGATCTATCTATTTGTGGTTACTATGACTACTAATAATATGATACACGGTTTAGTAATACATAGTGAGAGTGAGAGAACTCCCGTTGGTACCACCGTTGTTATTAGTCCAAATAATGTTGAACCTACAAACATTGAATTTAAATGAGAGAGATTATTATTGGTCAAGAGACTATAGATAGACATTACAATTTCTTTAACTTCACACCTAAACGGCAGAGATTAGAATATTACACTAATCGGGGTTCTTACAATTCACGTTATTCTTTCATCTATGAAGATGATAACAAACTCTGTTTAGGTAATGAAGGTAAGAATATCAGGTTTAATAATGGTAAAGCATGGTCTCAAACAGATAAACAGAGAGAAGGTTTTACTTATGATAAGACTACCAAGAAGTTTAAGTTCTGGTATAAGAGTGTACCAAATTCATTTAGTGACTATACGTGGGGTAAAATAATAGACTATACGGGTGATGAATGGTTACAACCTATCTTTTATCCCATTAAGTCTTTGATGACTGCTACTATGTTTGGTAAGATACTCAGTAAGAAGATTACAGATCCTGTTGAACTATGTAAAGCATTCATTAAGAGTAAACCTTGGTTAAAGAACAGCGATATGACACCAGAAATGTTACATACTTTCTTAATAAAGTTAAACAAGGACGGTAACTTTCTTGCTAGTTTTATACCATTCTTCTCTATTGCTAAATCCGCAGAAGCTATAGTAAATGGTTATATTACAGGTAACTTAAATAGACACTCCTATTTCTATACTGAACTATCTAATAGATGTTTAGCATTAGATTTAAAGGTTGATTTTAATTTATCTAAAGATGAACTGAGAAGTTATAACGATAAACTCGGAGAAGAAATCGCTTTTAATTATTCTTTGCTGACGCTTTGATAAACAAATGTTGTTTCTCTTGTTCAGCTGCCATTATCGCCATTAAACCTCTGAGTTCCTCATATGTGAATTGAACTACAAGCTCATCGTCTTCGTTGAGTACTTGTATTTTCTCCTCATCTATGTATACCATTGGTTGAATATAATCCTCCTCGTCTTCTATACCAGGTGGATTAAATATTCCGGCTTTAATGTAAGTTGCCATTGTTATAGTACTTTACCGTTACTAATTAGTTTGTTACTAACAGAGAAGGTGCCGTCTTGGTTCACATCAACTGTTGCAAATCCATGAACCCAATCTGTATGAGTATTCATATACTCTGCATTTAGTTCACATAAGCATCCTGTTGACCATGATCCATGTACTACACCGTCTATGTCTGTTGTGAGGAATTCTGATTTCCTGTGGAAGTGTCCGCATATTACGGACGCTTTGGTCTTGAGATACATATTACGTGCTGGATTTACTGTTCCACCACCTTTGTATTCATGACCGTGTATGATATTGAGATTACCTGCTTTGATTGTAGTGAACTTTTCCACTAGATGGATACGATTCTCTCCAAACTTAAGTAGAATTGGTATCTCAAACTCCTCATTTCCTAACCACTCAGGTGCTTTAAGTTTTAACCAGCGTTCAAGACGCATTTCATGGTTACCTATCTTATAGTATATGAGTGCGTTAGGAAAGGTTTGTCTCATTGCTGAGATAAACCATCTACCCTGTTCTAATTCTTCTCGCATCTTAGGTTTACTTGGGTCTTTATCAAATGCTGATAGACCATAGAAGTCTAAGATATCTCCGTTAAGAATTATTGTGTCTGGTTTGTATTCAACTAAGTAATCTATTGCAATCTTTAGTGCTACTTCATCATGATATGGAAAGTGTATGTCAGATAAGACTGCTACCTTACGTGATGATTTACCTAGTGTAAGTACTATACTGTCTTCTTTGTAAGACTTAGGTATTTCATCAAAAGGATTGTACTTATAGGTTTTCTCACGAATAAACTCTTTGTTAGTTATGTTCTTCTTATCCTTGTTACCCTTTAATCCTGTATGATATCTAATTACATCCCTTACATCTTCTACAGATTTAAAGTAATCAGATTTCTCAGAGAAAATAAGTTTAGCAAGAGTAAGAATGGGAGTTGTTTTGTGTTTTGAAAGGTAGGATGTTACAATCTCTCCTCTCTTAGTTGGTTTACTAGCCATATAGTAAAGGTAATAAAATTTAATTAAATAACAAAACTATGGCGTTTAGTGTAAAAGTTGATGAAGACTATCTTACCATTAAGTTATCCAGTCACTTAAAGGATCTTAAACCTGAGTGTGTAAGACAAATAGCTGATGTATTGATGTCTGGTAATAGTACTATTACAGATGTTATATTCAAATCATTAGACGGATATGTCTTTAATGAGTCTCTTTATGTACCAGGTGATGGTGTTATTGTCCATACAGATAATCTCTATTCATATAGATATGATGAGAATGCTATGAGAGAACAAGGTATCATAGATGAGAACGATCATGTAAGATGTACCGTCAAATCTACAGATAAGTATACACAGACTATGAGAGTTGAGTATCCTGCTATCAATACCGTTGGTGAAAACCTAACCTCTAGCTGGAACATAGAGATGAACCATGTTGTAAAAACCATAGGACTAGTACGTCCTAATTTAGATGAATTAATATGAGTGAAAGTCAAGACAAACGTGCCGTATATATGGGCACATTCGAAGCGTACAAGAAAAGTAATGCTAAAAATATGGTAGAATTAATCGATAATACCGTTAAAATATGGGAGTTTAGTAAGAATCATATTCTTGCTTTATACCTTATATCTGTTACTGCTCTAGTAGTAAGTATCATAGCATTAGCTATATAATGTAAATTATTTAAGTTACTGTGTACCAATTATTTGGTATTTCACTAACTTTGATTATGCTATATCAGCTCCCCACAGGAAAAGTAGTTTGGTTAGAGGTAGACGATGTTATAAATCTATCTAAAGAAGACTTGCAATTCTTGATAGCAGTCAATGCTGGGGAGCATATTCATAATCCCTTTAAACACTCTTCTATTAGTAAACAAGATTCAGGTGTTACTGAAGAAGATGTTGTAGATGAAGAAAATGTTGATGAAATAGAAACGTACTATGAGGAATTCTTTCCTGATGAGTTTCCGGATCTATTAGATGACAACGTTTCTTTAAACTTCGAGGACTGATTTCAGTCCTTTTTTATTGTAAATTTTTAAAACAAAGAATATGAACAAGTATCAAAAGGTCGTTTACGACGGGAAATTGAGTCACTATCAGAAGTATGGAACTTCTTTTAAGAAAATTCAATTTGAGAAGGATCCGTTCAACTCTTATCAAAACTTTTTGTACAAGCGTGCGCTATTTGGACTTGCGGTATATCCGCAAGATGAGCTTGTAAAAATGCATTGGGATAAGAAAAGAAGGATTGAGAAAGTGCACGAAAGAGCACAGAAAGTACTAAATCTATGGAAACAAGAGATGAGTAACCAATGGTTAGGAACTCTTTTATCCACAGTATTCCATCACAGTTCGTTCGTCAAAGAACTTAATGAAAAGTTTGGTGAGGAAGTAGATGATCAGTATATTAGCAAGATAGATTTTAAGTCTATGGGTATCAGTAAAAGTCAAGTTGTTGACAAACTCATAAGCGAAAAGATCTTGCCGAATAACTTTTATCAACTAACTGACAAATAATGGAATTGCACGGTCTAACTAACGAAGAGATTGTATTTATCTATAAAATTAATCATAAGTCTATTGATACTTATAATCTCATTGTTGAGAAGAAAGGTATATATGAAGAACTGGAGATACCCGAAATGGGGTATATCTCCGTCTTCAGGACTATGAATGATGAAGATTTAGATGATATGATGGAATCTGAGCACTATAAAATGTGCCTACAGATTGAGGAAAAGTTAGCACCAGTGGTAGACATGATAGAGGAAACTCTACCGGAGGTCTACGAGAAAGTAGAAAACATTTTTAAAAAACTGTCAGAAGAATGAAAACAACATTTATTGTGAATGGTAAGACACAACTAATTCTTACCCCTGAAACAGATACTGAGAAATCTCTATTAACAGCGTTGATTAAACAATCAAATGTTATGGTAGCAGAGATAGGAGAAGATGCTGGTTATGCACGTGTGTATGGTCAGAACTCTTTACTAATCACTAGTCAGGTAAAAATCCATGCAAGCGAAGAAAAAGCTGTGTAGTGGTTGTAATCAGTTAGAATACATTTGGAAGAAAGATGGTGTGCAGAGGTTTTGTAAAACTTGCTGGAGTAGCCAAACAAAAGGTAAGAAGAGCATTAAACCAACTGCTAAGAAACCTCTGTCACCTCGTTCTTCTAAACAAGTAAAACTTGAAGCTTTGTATTCTATACTACGTACTAAGTACTTACAGAACCATCCTTATTGTCAAGCACATCTTCCCGGATGTCAAATCAATGCTACGGACATACATCATAAGAAAGGTAGAACAGGAGATCTAATGTTAGATGATACTGAGTTCCTTGCTGTATGTAGACTATGTCATGGCTGGATTGAAGTTAACCATGTGGATGCTAAAACATTAGGACTATCTAAATCTAGAGAAGAATGAGAAAGATAAAACATCCTAAAGTCTTCTTTGGAGTACTAGATATATGGAAAGGACATTATATAGAATATGTTCAGGTAACCCGTGGTTATAACTCTGCATCTTTTATGAATACATTTGATATTAAACGTAATGAAGATGATGAGTTTGGTCCGTGGGAAGAAGCAACCGGTAACTTTGTTAAGTTCAAACTAGATAGTAAGATGGCAGCTACATTATTCCTTAATAAGAAAAAGAAAAAGAGATGAGTAAGTTTAAAGATCTAATGATGAAACCTTGGGGTTATGGTGTTGATGTACGTGTGTACTTTAATAATGTAAAGGATTGTATGTATCATACAGCATTCATTAGCGGTACTGTTTCTCATAATCAACTCAAACGTCTTATTAATCTTGCTGGTAGTGATCATCCTGAAGGTATTCCTGCTAAAGAACCCGAGTATGCTGAACTATATATCTACCGTATGTATGGTGATAATAAAGAGTATCAGCAGTACTGTAGAACAATCAAGATGAATAAAGAACAATGTAAACAAGTATGGTGTTATGAGTAAGACTAAAGAAGAAGTGCAAGAAGAAGCACTTGAAATACTACAAGATTATAATAGAGCAACTGTTGCTGTGAGTATGGGTGTTGGTAAGACACTCATTGGGTTAAAACATATAGAGAGATCTTATCGTCCCGGACGTATGTTTCTTGTTGTAGCACCTAAGTTAGCGATATTAAAGTCTTGGGAAGACGAAGCGAAGAAGTTTAATCTTGAGCATTTGTTACCACACATTCATTTTACTACGTATCTATCTTTAAACAAACAAAGTTTAAACTATCATACTGTGTATGCGGATGAGTGTCATAACTTATTATACTCTCATCAAGATTGGTTAGATAAGTACACCGGTAAGATTATAGGATTAACTGGTACACCACCGAAAGTCAAGAACTCTGAGAAAGGTAAGATGATTAGTAAATTCTGTCCTGTAGTATATGAGTATATCACCGACAATGCTGTCGAGGATGGTATACTAAATGACTATAGTATAGTAGTACATCTGCTGCCTTTAGATCCTAGACGTAATATGTCTAAGAAGACAAAGACTGGTAAGACATTCATGTCCAGTGAGTTATCTGATTATAACTATTGGTCTGAAAGACTACTAAATTGTAATCCTGGTGTAGGAGAACACATGCTACGTGTTATGCGTATGAAAGCAATGATGTCCTATCCTAGTAAAGAACAATACGCTAAGAATCTGTTTAATTCTATATCTGATAAGTGCATACTATTTGCTAATACACAAGTTCAAGCGGATCGTATGTGTACACACAGTTATCATAGTAAGAATCCAGACTCTGAAACTAATCTCCAGGACTTTAAAGATGGTAACATTAATAAACTATCCTGTGTACTACAATTGAATGAAGGTGTTAACATACCTGATCTCAAGCAAGGTATTATCATGCATGCGTATGGTAATGAGCGTAAGAGTACACAGCGTATAGGAAGATTGTTACGTTTGAATCCTAAAGAGAAAGCAATAGTGCACGTGTTGTGCTATGAGGATACTGTGGATTACACGTGGGTAACCACTGCATTAGATGGTTTTGATGAATCAAAAATTAAATACGTAAAGAAAGTATGAGTAATTTACCTCCTGGATCTGAGAATGATCCATTAGCACCTTGGAATAAATCTGATAAACTATGCAGATATTGCGACGCTGAAGATCTGAGAGATATCTTGTATGAACAAGTACTCATGGATGAAGAGTGTGCTGATGATTGTATAGATGAAAGAGTAGAAGAGTTACTCTCTGTACAACCTTTATGCAAAGACTGCGCTAAAGAAGAGTATTATGATTATGATGACGATGACGACTACTGAAACAGAAGTATCGGAGGAAGTACAAGTTAATCAAGATGAAGAAAGTAAGATCATCTTGTATAATGATCATGTAAATTCATTTGAGCACGTGATTATGTGCTTGGTAGCATTCTGTGATCACGGTATGCAACAAGCAGAACAATGCGCTACTATTGTACACTACAAAGGTAAGTGTGCTGTTAAACATGGTAGCAAAGAAGATATGATTGAGCGTGCTAAAAAATTATCCGAAGAACATTTGACAGTTGAAGTATTATGATTATATTTGTCTGTTACTTGTTTTTTGATTGTTATTTGTTTTGTTACTGCAAAGGGGAGAGTGATCTCCCTTTTGTGGTTTAATACCTAATCTTATGAGAAACAAAAAGAAATCTGAAGATGAAGTAGTCCGCACACTAATAGAGACTATGTTCCTTATTGCTGGTTATCCTGATATAACCTTTGAAGATATCCTTAAAGAAGGAGACGGATGGTGGTCTAGATATACCATGTCCGAGAAACAACGTGATGACTGGTTCAAGTGGGGTTCTGAGTACATTAGAACAGAGCTTAAACTTACTGCTGTCAATGCACATAGAAAGATGCAATGGATAGATCTTATGTGGGGTCTCCGTGTAGTTAAACCTCAACAAGAATTAGAAGAATAACTATGGAAAAAGAATTTGTACCCTATGGGTTAGCTTTAGAATTAAAGCAACTTGGATTTAACGAGCGTTGTTATGGATGTTTCAGTCATTTTGACAACAGGGAGTTGTGGACAAGCAGAGTATACACCAACGGAGTATCTGAAAATATTGCAGCACCACTATTCCAACAAGCCTTCCGTTTCTTTAGAGAAAAGTATAGTTTGGTAGTAGCTCCTCAATATTTTACAGGAGGTTTTTATTGTTTCACAATTAATAACATGAAAGATACTTTAAATAGTAATAGGTTGTTTACAGAATTTGAAACATACGAAGAAGCGGAGTTAGCTTGCTTGAAAAAGCTAATAGAAATTGTAAAAACTAAAGAACTATGAAACAGACAAAAACAATCCCATTTAATTGGGAAGAGTACAACAACAACCGTGATAAGTATAAGGTAGTTACACGAGGTGGTGATGAGGTAAATCAAATAATACATTTTGAAAATGTACACAATGAACCTTTAGTTGGCGTATTGGCGAATAGAACAAATAAGTGGCACTTGAATGGTTTGCATTATAGAGAAGTGAATAGTGGATACGATCTTCAACTCCAATACGAAGAAGAGGTTGTTGAATCTTGGGTGAATTTGTATAGCACACATGATGGTTTCATAAGCACGTCAGCTACTTTTATTTCTAAAGAATCTGCTAGATCAATAGGCATTTGCACTAAAGGTTATGTCAAAACAATTAACTTAAATGATTTGGTATGAAAAAAGAAATCGTTTACACAGACAAGTATGCTCTTATCTTAACTGATGAGATACCTACTAAGGTTTACTATGATACTTACATACATCAACTAAAACATACGGGAGGTGCTGAATATGGAGAAAGTTCTATTGCTAAAACAGTTGTTGGACATTTACCATTGACTGATGATGCACCTATCCTTGAAGGAGTACCTTTGCTTCCATCATTTAGTTGGGGTCAACAAAATGATGTTGAGGAGTTGGCTAAGTCTCAATTTAGAAAGTCAGAATATGAAATAAAGTTGAGAGAAGAAGCATTTCAAATAGGCTACAACAAAGCAAAGGAGAAGTATAAGTACACAGAGGAGGATGTAAGGAGAGCAATAGAAATGGGTACTGAAATCAAAGGTGATGGTATAGATGATATGTTTTTCACAGATGATGAAATCATTGAACGTCTCCAACAACCATCAAGACCTACTCACTTTGAGTGTGAGACTATTACAATGAATAAAGGCTATACTGATGAATTAGATGTTCCTTATCAAGAAATTGAAGTACCTAAAACAACAACCAACTCTCAAGGTCAAGAAGAACTTGTGGGTAAATACTTAAACTTATGAAAAAAGAAACAAAACTTTACATCATGTTTATATGCACATTGATTAGTACATTGCTAGTCCCGATCTTCACACAATGGTATGAGCAACAGACTGGACGATATCCAATCGGATTTATTTTTGCATTAGCTCTTGGTGGATTTATGCTATACATAGCAGCATTTACAAACAACTTTAAAGATTTTTAATTATGAGTAAACAAACAGCAATTGATATGTATAGTCATCTTTATGGCAAATTAGTAGCAATGGATGATAGATTTGAAACTAAAGTCATTTGGAGTGAAGAGTTAGCTATAAAGAATAATGGTAAGTGGATTCCTAAAGAAGTAACAATGAGTAAACAAACAGCATTGCAATGGTTTCTTCAAGAATTAGAAACTAAAAATGGCGAGTACAGAGGATTCAATAATTTGAGAATTACTCATGGTTCACTAATTGAACAAGCACTACAAATGGAACGTGAGCAGATTGAAACTGCTTACCAAGCGGGTGATGGAGATGCTTATAATTTAGAGGAAACTAAAAATTGGGCAGAACAATACTACAACGAAACATACGGAGGTAAAGATGAGTAATAAACTAAAAGCAGCACTGATTACGTCATTAATTATGGGAGTGTTTCCATTTGTTTTTATTGCGTGTTATTATTGGCAAGAAATATTTGTTAAGATATTTGTTAGTGGTTTAGGGATTATAGGTGCGAGCGCTCTATTTTACGCAGTATATGTTGCTGTACTACATAATTTAAATGTTAAAGATGAACATAAAATAGGAAGTCAAGATGAATGAGATTAGTGTGTTTGTAGAACGTCTTAAGAAGATAGGTATACAAATAGAACTTTCTGGTAATGCTCCTTGGATATATCTAGATAAAGTTAATGGTATCCGGATTAAACGTGAACACTGGTATAACGCTAATCATGGTTACTGTATAGCATACTACGGAGTAAAAGCAGGTGAAGAACCACATCTTAACTGGAATACTATGGAGACTACCTTTAAACTAATTAGAAAGTATAAAAACTTAAATGATCATTTATGACACCAAAAGAAAAAGCTGATGAGTTGATTGATAAATGTATTCCACATACAAGGTTATTTTTTAATGATTTAGGATGGACAGATTGTTTAGATGCAGCAAAATGTTGTGCATTGATAGCAGTGGATGAGGTATTAAAAAGTCAAAAAAATATATATGGAGTTAATAACAAAGCAACTACATTTTATTTAGACGTTAAACAAGAAATAGAAAAGCTATGAAACCTGGTACTAGAGTAGTATGTGTAGATGATTCTATGAGACCTGAAGTTGCTGAATGGCAACCTAAGTATTGTCCTAACTGGGTAAAACTAGATGCTAAGTACACTATTCGTGAGTTTGATGACAATGATGGTATTGTAGACGGTGTATTACTTGAAGAAGTAAGAAACCCTATGGTTTATCTTACCAAATGGAATAGGTTTATAGAACCTAGATTTGCTGCATGGAGATTCCGGGAAGCTGAAGAGTCAGAATCCACAGAAGAAACTGTAGTATCAGAAGAAATAGCACTTGTTCTATAGTACATTAGTTTGTATATTTGTGCAAAACCAATAATTATGTTCAAAGAACTACGCGGTAAACGCATCTTAGTCGAGAGACCAGAAAGACCAAAGTCTTTAATTGAATTAACTCCAGAAGCTGAAGAAGCAGCAGCTATTGAGTTTGTAAAAACATTAAACAAATTACCCGTTGCAGCAGTAGGAACTGATGTTACCAGCATTAAAGTTGGTGATTTAGTATACACTGGTATGGGTATTACTAACTGTGAAGTACTAGAGATAGAAGGTAAACTCTATTTCGTAGTACCTGAGCAGATGGTGATTATTGTTTGGTAATAATCCGCAATACAGATAGACTGTTGGGTAGCTCCTAACATCCCCAGTTGAGGAATACTCTTCGTAAGTGTACATACCCGGAGTGACGTATAGTACTGGGTTCTGTATTGCAACTTATTAGCCACGCTCGCGAGTGGATCGTAAAACACAGGAAGCCTCTGACACAAGCTCAAATTACTGTTCTCATCGTATAGGAGATAGAGTTAGCCTTCTCGACGTCGTTCAAAAAGGCAACCTTTAAACTTTTAAAACCAATTCATATGAAGAAAACAATTACACTAGAACTCTTACATCAAGACTTAAGAGTTATCAAAAATGAATCTGCTGAACTAATAGAAGAGGACATTAAACATTTTATTCAAAGTAGTAAAGTTCCTGAAGAAGCTGTTAAGTTATCAAAGTTGACGGTAGGATTTAGACAGTGGCACACTGATGAAGGAGTAAAAAACCTTCTTGTGATTAATTATGGTGCGCCATTAGGACAAATCATAGGAGTTATAGTAGGAGCTGCTTATGATATCCTTGAGTACAAAGAGGTTGATTCAGTAGAAATGCATGCGTTGCTTGTTCAGCACATAGTAGAGAACCTTGAGCTATGAAAAAGTTTAAAGAAGCCTTACTGCTGTTTTGCATTCAGATTATTAGCTACTCTTTGTTGTGTATAAATTTTAGAGCAGTAGCTGCAACTGACTACCATGAAGCTGCTATCACAGACTTTATGTTAGCATCTCTATCATTCTTTGTCATTAGGAAAATTGCTCGTAGTGAAGATGCTGTACACCAATGGCTGGGGTATGTTGCAGGATCAGTTACAGGTAGTTACCTAGGAATTTACTTGTCTTCAATACTTAATTAAACAAAAACTATGAATGATTTAATTAACAAGCTCTATGATGAGCATTTTAATCTTGATGAAAAGATCTCTAAACTAGATGACTTTATTATGTCAGATAGGTTTCTTACTGTATCTGAAAGACAACAAGAATTACTTGAAGCACAGTATCATGCAATGAAAGTATATGCTGATATTCTTTTTGACAGAATACTTGATTTGAAAGTAGATTCAGAAGACTAAAACATTACTTAGTTGAGTACAGAAAAGCTAATCAAATATGCTTCTTTACAGAGCATGGAGATTAAACCTTCTGGACGTAGTACTGATTATATTACCCCGAGTTTTGCATTTGGGTGTGGATATAACTGTAGTTACTGTTATTGTAAGAGACACGTAACAGAAGGTGTAGTATTTTATAAAAATGTAAATGACATTCTCACAGCTATAGACCATCACGCATGGTTTGCTACTGATGAGAAACCTAACCAAACAGATAGTACGTTTATTACGTATGACATTGGTTGTAATGTAGACATAGGGTTACATGCTAGACAATTGCCTCTGAAAGAGATCTTTGACTTCTTTAAGAAACATGACCGTGCTAAAGCATCTTTTGCTACTAAACATGTGATGCCTGATCTATTTAATAAACAACTAGGTTTACTTAATGATAAGGTTAGACTCCGTGTTAGTCTAATGCCACAGAAGTATGCTAGTATACTAGAACCTAATACTCCTAGTATACAACAAAGACTTGATCAGATTACTATGTTACTTATAGATGGTTACGAGGTACATTTAAACTTTAGTCCTGTTATAGTGACTGATGGTTGGTTAGAAGAGTACCGGGATTTATTTATGTTAATAGATGAGATAGTTTCTCCAGCGGCAAAAAAACAGATGAAGTGTGAGGTTATTTTTCTTACACATAATGAGAAGAAACATCTCTTTAATGTAGAGAATAATCTTCCCGGTGAGGACCTGCTATGGGTTCCTGAGTTACAAGAAGCTAAGATATCACAGTATGGTGGTGAAAATATCCGGTATAAACGTGAACTAAAAGCACAGTATATACATGAGTTCAAGTCACTACATGGTGTATTAATTCCTTGGTGTACAATACGTTATATATTTTAAAACTAAAACTATGAGTGACATAACAAAATGTAAGGGGACTGATTGTCCTATAAAAGATGGGTGTTATAGATACACTTCGCAAGCTGGTATGATGCAATCATACTTTGTAGAAATACCAGGTAAAACAGAGAATAATAAGTTCTCGTGTGAAATGTACTGGGGTAAACAAGCTCAAGATATTTATGAGCAAGTAAATCATATTGTAAAAGGAAAAAAGAAATGAAAAATTATTATGTAATTGATTCTCTACAACAAGATGTAGAGTATGTAATCACAGAAGCTGATACAGACAATGGAACATTATACCAACTATGGAGAAGTATGGGTTCCACATGGTCTGAAGATGCTAAAGGTGAACTATTAGTTAGTCTTGAGAATGACGGTAATGGCTACAAGTATGAGTTTAAGTCTCGTGAAAAGAAGCGTATAGATTATGATGAAATAGAATGGTTATATGTTCTACTTAATCATGTACGTTTGCAAAGTAAAGATGTAACTATTTATCATGTTTGTCAATATGTATAAGAATAAAGTAGAATTACTAGGTTACTACGGTGATGATACCGTGCATGCAAGTTCTGCATGGACTAGTACTAGTAGAGATTTAACAGAAGAAAAGGTTAACCGCATTCCTAAGTTGCTAGATATGTTAGCATCAGAAGGACATCATACACCATTTGAGAAGAGTAGTCTGCACTTCTTAGTTACTGTAGATCAAGCAACACATATTCATTTACTGAAACACCGTATAGGTGTAAGTATTAATGGTGAGTCTGCTAGATACAAGGAATTAAAAGAAGATAAGATGTATATTCCTGAAGACTGGGATGAGACTTTGCAACAAGACTTAATTGATTTTACTAATGAGGCTAATGAGTATTACCATAAGTTCTTAGAAATACTTACTCCTAAACTAGGACGTAAGCGTGCTAAAGAATCTGCTAGGTTCTTTAAGACTTTTAACTCTCAGATTACTATGGATGTTATGTTTAACTGGAGAAGTTTTGCACACTTCCAAGGACTACGCAACAGTGAGCATGCTCAAGTTGAAGTTCGTGACGTAGCACAACAGATGTTAGATCTAGTAAAGAACATTGAAGGTAATCCTTTTGAACACACAATTAAAGCTTTTAAGTTATGAAAATAATAGACTCAATATGGTTTGAAAAAACCGGTATTGTAAAAGTAGACAACGGATATGAGACTAAGTGGTACATTGGTATAGGTAAAGGTAATAACAAAGAACTTGATGAGCGAATCATCATGACTGCTGGTATACCTATATACCCCAAGATGCTACAAGAATTCTTTAAATCTGTAAAAGAAGTACAAAAAGAAGAAGAGCTTGAAGCTATTAGACTCGAGCATCTTGCAGAAATTAATAAAATAATTAATAAACAAAAAGATGTTGATAACAGCGATAGTAATAGTTAGTTTCATATCTCTATTTCTTGTATTCTATGCAAAGCTATTGATGAAAAATGCTGAGATAGATATGCTTAGAGAACACGTTTGCTATGATAAAAATGATTTACATAACGCATGGAATAATGGTTTTGTAGAAGGTGTTCATAGTCAAGAGGGTCATGAAACAAAAAGTTTTCACGAATGGTATCAAATGCATAAATTTGTAAAAAGATATGGAAAATAACGGTTTGTCTTTAAGTGCTATAGTCTTTATAGTACTGCTAACACTGAAGCTTTCAGGTGTTATTGATTGGTCATGGTGGTGGATAACTTTACCTATATGGTGGATGATACCACTAATGTTAATCATAGTTATATTTGCACTTATTGTAATTGTATTTGAAGAATTACGTGATAAAATAAGACAACAAGACTAGTATGACTGAAGAAGAAAAGCTGAGAGTAGTGCATCTCATGATGCATTTAGAAGTATGCATTCATGCATGTGATAATACTGAGAGTATTAAGTGGTTTAACAAACACAAGACTAAGATGACTATGAAGAACTTTGTGGACACAGTCCTTAAAGAACACGGTCATTTATTCAATGCTTTTTGGGAGACACCTGGTCTAGATATGACAGACTTTGTTAGAGCAATAACACAGTTTGGTGAAGAGGTAAGTACACTTCCTTTAATGGACCTACCTGAGATTACAGCAATCATAAAGGATTTTAAACAAAATAAATACAGTAAAAAATGACAACAATTATTTTAGGAGCTATGGTAGTAGTATCTACCGCAGCAGCAATTACTCTTGGTATTAGAGCTAATCGTTACGAAGATCGATTTGATGAACTAGAAGAGGACTATGATAGTCTTATGAATAAGTATGCTAATGTTTTTCTTGAAGCTAATCATTTAAGACAAGCGTTAGCTAAACTTAAGAGAAAACCAAGAAAAGATAAAGGTCAACCTAGAACATCATACAATGGCAAACCTGTTACCCGTAAGCGTAAAAGCGACGAAGGAAAATAAGTCTCTTAGTTTTGATAAAATATCACAGACTAAGTTAGACTTATTCCTTCAACAAGTACCTGAAGGATCTAAAGTTACAATTACCTATGAGATAGTTCAAGATAACGGAAGCTATGCACAGTTGAGCAAGCTTCATAAGTGTATCAGAGAACTAGCTGAGTATAGTGGTAATACTTTAGATGAAATGAAAATGTATGTAAAAGAAGAAGCAGGTTTGATAGAAGGAGATGATCAAAAGTCTTTTGCTAATTGTAGCAAAGAAGAATTATCTAGAGCTATTGAAACCTGTATATCTATTGGCGATAAGATAGGGTTCCCGTTATATTAATTCGGGATCCTTATCTAAATCAACATCAACAGTTTCAGTTAATCCCTGTTCTCTTGCTGCATTTTCAATCTGCAACTGAGTAAGAATCAGAGTTTTGAGATGATAAGCAATTCTATTTTCATCTGCGTTTTCCTCACCTTTATTGATTATATCAATAAGACCAAGAAACTCAGAATGATCTTTACAAGGAATTAATTCGAAGATTATTTGATTGAGACGTTCGTATAAAGCAGTAGGTAACTCTACCTTTACCATAGCGTCTTTCTTTAATACTTCAAGCTGTTTTTTGTTGGTTTGTTCTTCGCTCATATCGTAAGTTAATTTATACAAATCTATGTTAGAAAACGTAAACTTACAAGAAGTAAAAGAAAAACTGTATGTGAAATTGAAAGACGCTGGTTGGTCCGAGTATCTAAAAACTTTTGTGTTGAGTTCCGACATGGATAAGATACTTGATACTCTACTAGCAGAAGCAATGGATAACAAAAGATTCACACCCAAGATAAAGTATCTATTTAGAGCTTTTGAAGTGTGTCCTTTTGATAATGTAAATGTGGTTATAATCGGTCAAGATCCGTATCCACAAGAAGGTGTAGCAGATGGTGTTGCGTTTTCATGTGGTATTACTGGTAAACCAGAAGCATCATTGAGATATATACAAGAGTCAATTAAAAAGACTACAGGTATTGTGTCAACGGATCCGGATCTTACACGATGGAGCAATCAAGGTGTATTATTATTGAATTCTGCTTTTACTACAACTATTGGAAAACCAGGTAGTCATCAACTACTATGGTCTCCTTTTGTAGTTGCTCTATTAGATGCACTAGTTTGGAACAAACAGAATATAATTTATGTGTTTATGGGTAAACAAGCAGCAAAACTTGCTGATTTTGTACCCGACAGCAACTATAAATTTATAGTATCTCATCCAGCTAGCGCAGCATACATGAAGCAATCCGAATGGAATTGTGATGATGTGTGGAATAAGATAAATAATACTTTAGAGAAACAAAATAAACCTACGATCAAATGGTAGAAAAAGTAACAGTGACTGTATATGCACAACTTACCAAATATGGTGAAGTTGAATTCTCTGTAAACAGTCATCGAGGAATGTTTAAAAGAAAGTGTTTACATGATGCATTATCCGATGCTGATATTAAAATGACTGGCATAGAAGATATAGTTAACTCTTTTAGGAGAAAACTTAATCAGGTAGAGCATTTTGCAATAGAATCTAAACACACAAGATTATATGACCAAGCAACAGAAGCAGAAACAACAACTGGAGAAAGCAGTAATGATACTGAACCAGCACCTGAACACAGCGCTGATAACGTTTCAAGCAAACGTGGAAAAAGCACTAAGTCACGCACTAGACGGAAAGAAGCTGTCTTACTATGAGGTGTTTCAGAACTTTAAGCTGTCTTTATCTCAACTTGTTGAGGTTGCCGTAACTGTAGAACCAAATTGTTTGTTAGCTAGAAAGAACTCAAGACGACGTGAAGAAGTTGTGCCTCGTCAGATGCTATGTTATTTTGCTAGTCAGATGGGTTACAGCGATGAACAAATTGCTAAAGCAATCCATAGAGATCGTTGTACTGTCGGATATTCTAAACAAGTAGTTGAAGATGCTCTAGCTTACAACAATCTGGAGTACCGTAAGATCTACAAAGAGTTTATCAAACAGATGAAAAAGCATCCAAATAGTGATTATTTAGACCACCTTGATTAATTTAGCAACTATGGAACTCAGTCAATTATTTGAAACTTTAGAAACTAGTAGTATTACACCGAATCAGTTGTATTTACTATGGTGTATCAAAAACAAAAATCTAGCTAAGAATATTAATCCGCAGTTAGAATTACGTGGACTAATTAGTGAAGGTTACATGGAAGGTTCTAAAATTACTAGCAAGGGTGATTTGCTTTTAGATAGTTTGACTAAGAATGACACCTCTGCTAGTAATGCACTAGATCATGTTGATGTATTCCTTAACATCTTTCCTAAAGGTAAGTTACCATCTGGTAAAACAGCTAGAGTAAACAAAAGAAACATTGAAGAAGCATTTAAATGGTTCTTTAAGAACTACACGTACGACTGGAAAACTATTATAGCAGCCACAGTGTACTATGTAGACAGTTTCGAAAAAGACAATTTCAAGTTTATGCGTAACTCTCAATATTTTATACGTAAACAAAATTCAGATAAGTCTTGGGATTCTGAATTAGCAAATTGTTGTGACATTGTATTAAACGGAGATGACCAAGATGATTCTCCACATTTTTCAGAAAGAGTAGTATGAGTTTAAAAATAGAAAAGATCATAGCTAAGCTACTGACATCGATTATTTTATCGATCATATGCTACTTGATCCTTAGTAATTTTGTGATAGATGTTAGTATCTTTCAGTATTTAATTATTGAATTTATCTTGGTTTTATCACATACATTTTATAGATTTGTACATCGCTGGATCGATGATCAGCAACGATAATCACACTACATATGGAGAATAAAAAGCTTTGGAAAGACCAGAAGCAAGGATTCGTCGACTCCTTAGTTTACCTCAAAGGTAGAATGGATGGTCACATTCGCAGCTTAAAAACTCCGTGGGAAAAGTTTAATGATGCGACTACTGATGGTCTTGAATGGCACTCAATGACTGTAATAGGTGGTCGTCCAGGTAGTGGAAAAACTCTAATTAAGGATCAGATTGTACGTGAATCGTTCAGACTAAATCCTGATGAGAAGTTCAGAGTATTAGAATTTCAGTTCGAAATGCTAGCTCGTACTTCTGCAATTAGAGAATTTTCTAGTGTACTTGGTAAATCATATAAGTACTTATGTAGTGCGGATGGAAAGTTGTCGAATGAAGATCTAGCAGTATGCTATGAACATGCTAAAGAGAGAGTTAAGATTCCTATTGACATTGTAGAAGAACCACTGACCGTTAATGAATTAAGAGAAACTATAACAGCTTACATGAATCATCATGCTGTTAAGAACGAGGACGGTACAGTAGACTTTACAAAGACAGTAGTTACCTTAGATCACTCTTTGCTGTTAAAGAAAGCACCATTTGAGAAGGATAAGTTTGATACTTTGTATAATCTTGGTGAGATGGTTACAGAACTCAAGAGGAGATATCCTATTGCGTTCATAATTCTCACTCAGTTGAATCGTGGTATTGACAATCCTGAGAGGAATGAAGACGGTAAGTATGGTAATTACATACTAGAGTCTGATATCTTCGGTTCAGATGCGTTGCTTCAACACGCTGATACACTTATTGGTATTAATAGACCTGCTAAACAAAAGATTAGGTTCTATGGTCCTGATAAGTATATCATAGAAAACGACCGGGTGCTTGTATTGCACTTCTTGAAATGCCGCAATGGTGATGCTCGTATGAGTTTCTTCAAAGCAGAGTTTGAACGCATGCGTATTTCGGAGATGCCTACACCACCTCAACAAGAAAAAAGAATTAAAATATGAGTGTAAGTTTAAAAACAGAAAAAGTAGATTCTAAGACAAAAGTTGCTGAGCTAAGAGAAAAACATCAACCTGTATTCGAAGCATTGAATATTCCTGATGCGTATTTTTATCCAAAGTTAGCATACAGACCAAAAGGTAAAGACGAATTACATATTAGTCTTTTTCCTAGTGAGTTGCGTAAAGGTACTGATTTCTATACAGAGTTTGTCTCTGGTGAGTTTGTACCACAAGATTCAGAACGTACATTGTGGAAGTTGCACTTTAATCCCCATTGGGAAGACGAGTATGATACCACACCTACAACTGATTCTGCTTTGAGATATTTGATTCCTGTCAGTGAGTTAGTAAAAGTTAAAGCACCCGCTAAAACTGTTGCTACTCGTTCAGGTATTGAAATTACAGAGTTCGAAGAGTTCTCATCTTTGATGGATGATGCTCCTATTTCTGATATGACTATCAGAGATCTTGCAGCGATTCTATTGAAGAAACCTGTAAGTAGCAAGTCTTGGTTGAACGATTTAGTTAAGTAATTATTATAAAAATGGAGATCACACTACCTACAGCAAAGGTTCCTGCGGAGAATACAAGTCCGAAGAACCTGATTATTTTTGCTAAACCCAAAACGGGTAAAACAACTTTGTTATCACAGTTAGACAACTGTTTAATACTAGATCTCGAAGGAGGTTCTAAGTATCTAGATGCTCTAAAGATTGAAGCAAAGTCTGTTGAAGAAATCAAGCATATCGGTAAAGCTATTAAGGACGCAGGTAATCCTTACAAGTACGTAGCTATTGACACAATCACTGCATTAGAAGAGATGTGTATACCTTATGCTGAGGAGTTATATATGAAAACTCCGATGGGTAAAAACTGGTTGACAGATGGTAAACCTAAGTATGGAAACATATTGAGTTTACCTAATGGTGCTGGTTACCCATACTTAAGAGAAGCATTTACTAAAGTTGTAAACTACATCCAGTCTTGGGCGGATCGTACAATCTTAGTAGGTCACGTAAAAGACACAATGCTTGAGAAGAATGGTTCAGAGTTTAACTCTTTAGATTTAGATTTGACAGGTAAACTTAAACGTATTACTGCATCAAACTCTGATTCTATTGGTTACTTGTATCGTAAAGGTAAGAAAAACATTATTAGTTTTAAGACCTCTGATGAAGTAGCTTGCGGAGCTAGACCTGCGCACTTAAGTAATAAAGAGATAGTTTTGTCTGAAATGTTACCAGACGGAACTATACGAGTTAACTGGAATGAAATTTATATCGATTAAAAAGTAGAAAAATGATTAGTATCAAAAATTTAAAATCCTCAGAAGGTTCAGGATTGCCGAAAGTTATCGCTCCTGGTAATGTAGTATGTAAGATCAACAGTATCAAATTGGAAACACCAAGCTATGATACCAGCGCGTCTTTCTTAGTAATGAACGTAGAGACAGAACCTCTTGAGAATTTCGAAGGTTTCTATATTGACAAGAACAATCCTGATGCAGGAAGACATCTTGGTCAAGTTGGTAAAGTTAAGACTAACGAGTATGCATACAAAGATGGTACTACTAAGACTGGTATCGAAGTATATCGTCAGAACGACATCTTGAAAGCACTCGAGTCTCTTGCTAGAAATACTAATTCTTACAAGTGGATGGAAGAGAACGATGGTGTTTTTGAAACTATTGAAGAATACGTAGAGAAGTTCAACGAAGATGCTCCATTCAAAGATAAGTTTGTAATGATGTGCATTGGTGGTAAAGAGTATACTAACAAAGACGGTTATACTAACCACGATTTGTTCTTGGTTCGTAATCAACGCGGTGTTTACAATATGGCATCTGTTGAGAATGCAGCTAATGTTATTGCATTTGACAAAGACCTACACATTAAGAAGAAGAAAGTTGAGAATCTAGATTCATTTGGATCTGGTAACGTCGCAACATCATCTTCTGTGAGTGGTGACTTTGAACTCTAATTTAATTAATTGATACTAAAAGGGGGTGGAAACATCCCCTTTTTTATCTTTAAACTTTAGCATATGATAAGTACTAAAAATCTAGTGTCTAGTATTATAGATGTTCCTGATCACTGGATCTTTGAGCACTATTGTAACCTAAATGAAAAACTTGTAGGTCAAGATGTAAAGATTAAATCGTTGTTTAATCCTACAGAAAGAACTGCTAGCTTTTCAATATTCTATGCTGATAGCAAATACTATTACAAAGATTTCTCATCTGGTAATGGTGGTTCCGCTATAAAGTTAGTAATGGAACTCTATGATCTTGAGTTTGGTGCAGCTGCGAATAAGGTTATAAAAGACTACAAAGAGTTTTTGATGCTTGGTACAACTGATGACATAAGAACATTTAAAAGATTAGCAAGATATAAGATTGTTGATTTTGCAAAACGTTCTTGGAACAAAGGTGATGCTAAGTTCTGGACTCAGTTTGGTATTGACTCTGAAACGCTTGTTAAGTATGGTGTTGTTCCTGTCGGTGACTACACTATGCATAAAGAACAAGATGATGTTATCAAAAGTCTTTCTATAACTGGATCTAATATCTATGCGTACACAAGACTTGATGGTAGCGTATATAAGATGTACCAACCGTTTAATGCTGATCATAAGTTTCTAAAAACAAAGAATTACATTCAAGGTACAGATCAACTTAAGTTCGAACAACCTAATCTTATTATCTGCAGTTCGCTGAAAGATATTATGTCACTTAGTAAGTTTGGATTTAATGCTGAGTTTGTTGCACCAGATAGTGAGAACACTGTCATCTCTGCGGGTGCTATTGCAATGTATAGAGCTAAGTATGAAAAGATCGTGATTCTATTTGATAATGATACTGCCGGTAAGAAAGCTGCTGCTAAATATGAAGCACAGTATGGTATACCGTATGTTATACTACCACTAAGTAAGGATCTATCAGATTCTGTAAGAGATCACGGTCTAGAGAAAACACGAGAAGTATTATATCCTTTACTAAAAGAAGCAATAAACAAATGAGTTGGATCTACAAGAATCAGGTATTTACACCTGAAATGATTCCTGAAGGTGCTGTCGGTTTTGTATATGAAATGACAGCTATCATAGATGGAAAGTCTTGTGCGTATATTGGTAAGAAGAACTTTCATAGTGTTACTAAGAAGAAACTTACTAAGAAGAATACGCCAACAGACAAGCGTAAAAAGAATTATGAGCGTGTTGCTAAGCTCGCGTATGAAAACTACTTCAGTAGTAATGCTACGCTAAAAGAAGCACATAAGGATAAGATTCCTATCAAGAGGGATATCCTGCAGATATGTTACTCTAAGACAGAGTTAACTTATATGGAAACAAAGTATCAGTTTGTCAAGGGTGTACTAGAATCAGACTTATATCTGAATGGTAATATCCTAGGACGTTTTTATAAACTTAAAAAATAAAATTATGAGTGCATTTAATGATGAATTAGAGGAAGCAGCATTTGTATCCTCCCTTAAGAACATGGGTATAACCGAACTTGTTGGTGAGTATGATGGTAGTGGAGATAGCGGTTCAATAGAACATGTATACTGTGAAGATGAGGATGCTAATACTATAGATGTAGATGATGTCATTCTATCTAAGGTAGAAGAAATGCTTTATGAAGTTCTTAGTAATAACTATGACTATGATTGGTATAACAATGATGGTGGTTATGGTACAGTAAGAATAAATATTGAAGATAAAACCTGGAAAGTAGATGGTGTTGTAAGAAGTATAGAAGATGCTAATGCATCAGGTGACTATGGCACATCCGAATGAACACGCTAAATCATCCGCTAGAAGGTGGGGTGGTGAACTAACAGATTACAAACATATTCACGAGTGGTTTGATGAGACTAAATCATGGGTAGGTCACAGTGACCACCGAATGTTCCGTCATCATAGTGAAGGTATATTTGAAGCTGAAAAGATCTTCGGAGTAAGCTTTGTAAACTCAGCAGGTAAAACTGTATACACCAGATATGTAGGTGAACAACATGTAAAAGAAGATTGCAATGGTTATATACCTAGTGCAAAAGAATGGGTTAAAGCAGTCAGTCGTAATGAACACCCAATGTGGAGAATCAAAACATTAAAAATAGAAGACTAATGACAAAGAACATTCAAGAAAGTATTATCCTATCAGATAGTACTTATGAAAGAGTATTAGGGATGCTAACAAGTCCTGACAAAGAAAGTGTATATATCGGTGTAAGTATTATAGAAGCAGTAGACTTGGAAGAGAACCTTCCGTATATCTTATTGCTTGCAAAAGATTGTAGTAAAAGTAATTGTAATCATGATCCTTTTAAGAATGATGTAATAGCTCCTGATGATCAGGATGTTGTAAGACCTAATTCTTTTAGTCCATCTATTATGAATTATGTAGATGACTGTGCTAATGAGAAAGGACATCTCAACTTTAACAGTATGTATAATGTTATTAAGAAGAACACTAAGACTAGTCCTGCAGCTATGCAGTTCTTTCTAGATAAGTTTTCTGCGTCGTTACAAGAACATTTATTAACCTGGGGTTTTGACTTCGTAGAAGAGATGAACCTCAAACTAATTCCAAAGCATGTTAAGCAATCATGACAGTCTAGCTAGAACTAGTAAAGAACTTATGTTGAAGGAACCATTCTATGGTCTCCTTCTACTAAGTTTGAATAAGCAATGGGACAAACGTGTTCCCACTGCTGGTGTAAGTAAGAATGGTGTTAACTTCCAACTTACTATTAACGAAGACTTCTGGAACTCTCTTAGTGATAATCATAAGAGAGGTCTATTGAAGCACGAGTTATTGCATATAGGTTTCTTCCACATTCAGTGTCAAGATGAATTTCAAAATAAGAAAGTAGCAAACATTGCTATGGACATTGAGATTAATCAGTACATAGATGCGGAAGATTTACCTGAAGGTGGTTGTACTCTAGAGTCATTTGCTGAATATAATCTACCACCTAAAGCAGGTTGTAGAGAGTATTACAAACTCTTGATGGAAGCTAAAGAACAAGAAGAACAATCTAGTTCTGGTGGAAAGATCTCTGATATGGCAGGTATGGATGACGGTGAACAACATGGTAGTGGTACTATGCTTCCTGATCATGGTACTTGGAAAGACTTTGAAGATCTATCTGAAGCAGAGAAGAAATTACTTGAGTCTCAAACCGCACACATCTTAAAAGAAATTGCAGATTCTGTAGAAAAATCTAGGGGTACTATTCCCGGAGAGTTTAAAGGTATCTTAGAAAGACTACGTCATGTAGAACCACCGAAGTTTGACTGGCGTAGTTATGTCAGAAGATTCGCAGGTGGTGCTAAAGAAGTATTCACTAAGAAACTAAGACGTAAAGACAACAAGAGATTCGAAGAGAATCCCGGTCTCAAGATTAAAAACAAGAGACACTTGTTGGTTGCTATCGATACTAGTGGTTCTGTAAGTGATAAAGAAGTTAAGGAGTTCCTTAATGAGATACATCACATACATAAAACCGGTAGTGAAGTAACTATCTTACAATGTGATACTACTATTCGCAGTATTGAGAAGTACAAACCTAATGAAGATATAACTCTTCATGGTAGAGGTGGTACTGATTTCGATCCTGTGTTAGAGTATTACAATGAAAATCAAAGAAAGTATACGTGCTTATTCTATCTTACAGATGGTGAGTGTAGCACTGATGTAAAACCAAAAGGTAAAATGTTGTGGGTAATCTCTACCCGTGGTGAAATTAACAAAGGTCTTCCTGGACCACAAATCAAGTTGAATTAAAAAAATTAAGAAAATGGCAAAGCAAGTTCAGTTAAACACAGATGAGTTAAAGCAATTCGTAACACACGTTGTAAATAATAACAAGTACTTACAGGAGAATGGAAAGATTCCTGTAGCTGTAAACATCGAAGGTGAAGCAGGTATCGGTAAGACAAGTACTATCTTACAGTATGCTAATGAGAACAACCTTCACTTTGTAAAATTATCCTTGAGTCAGCTCGAGGAGTTGGGTGACTTAGTAGGTTTTCCTATTAAGGAATTTGAAGTAGCAAAGACTACTGACGACGGTAAGCGTGTAGCTAAATGGATTCCTGAGAACATCATGCCATTGTATATTCAGCAGAAGTATGTTCCTACTGGTGAGAAGCGTATGACGCATGCACAACCAGAGTGGATTCAAGGTAAAGGTGAGAATGGTTTGTTGATTCTTGACGACTATACTCGCGCAGATGCTAGATTCATGCAAGCTACTATGGAGATCATTGACCGTCAGGAATATATCTCATGGAAGCTACCAAAAGGTTGGACTGTTATCTTAACTAGTAATCCAGATAATGGTGACTATCAGGTGACATCTCTTGACGAAGCGCAAAAGACTCGTTTCATCACAAGTTACTTGAAGTTTGATATCGACTGTTGGGCGCGATGGGCAGAAGAGAATGAGATCGACACTCGTTGTATCAACTTTATGTTGTTGCATCCTGAGTTGACAGAGAAGCGTGCTAATGCTCGTAGCTTCACTACATTCTTTAACTCTATCTCTAGTCTAGATAGTTTTGAAGACAGTCTTCCTATTATTCAGATGATTGGTGAAGGTTCTGTAGGTGGTGAGTTTGCTACTATGTTTACTATGTTCATTAACAACAAGTTAGATAAGTTGGTAACTCCTAAAGATGTATTGACTAACAACAGTTGGGAGTACATCAAAGGACAACTTAAGTCTTGTATTGGTGAAGGTAACAACTACCGTGCAGATATCGCTAGCTTGATGACTACTCGTATCATCAACTATGCAGTGCACTATAGTAATAACAATACAGTAGCTCAACCATTAATTGACCGTGTTACTAACTTGATTACTGATGATATCTTCAGCAATGACCTTAAGTATTATATCGTTAAGGGTATCCTTAATGGTAACAAACAGAAGTGGTCTAAGTTAATGTTGAACCCAGAGGTGATCAAAATGACTGTAAAATAATGCAAAACAACATTAGTAGTATTTTAGAAGACTCTACTTTACCAAGCAAACTAAGATTTGTAGAAGGATCCTTTAAATATGTTTACATGTTTAGTCCTGATGATTTCTCTAGTGGTATTGGTGTAACAGAGTTGTATAAGATCTCTATGGAAAGTAGGAATAAAATAGCATCACTCCTGAAAGGGGGTGATGCTTATACTCCTGTTTCTGGAGATAAGATTTATTTATTACCAGACTCTAAGATACCTAGTTATAAGATCAAAGAGTATTGTAAAACATCTGGTATGACCGTAACTAGTAATATAGAAAAAGCTACTGTTATCTTAGGTACTGAACATAATATTTTAGAGGCATCAAACTATGACACTAATAGAAATCAGTATCCTAATGGATGTATTGTAGGTGAACACTATTCTAGTAAGGTAGTATATAACCAAACCCTTGTAGATTTTATAAAGAACAAAAATACTTTTAGAGTATTACCTGCTACTGGTATAGATTATCATGACATGTTAAAACAAGATGATACTATTTTAGTTACGAGAGCATTAGCTTCTAACTACGGTAGATCAGCTTATACTGATAACATAGAAGATCCTATTACACAGTGGGCACTCAATGCAGAAAGTCTTACTCTTGTATATAATATTCTATCTAAGAAAGTACCAGTAATATCACAAGAACATTTTATTGAGACTTGTGGTAATCAAGTAGTACTAGATGATGATATGTATAATAGTTTAGATATGATGCTTAGTAGTCCTTCTAAAGAGGATCACTTTACAGCATCTAAGATTCTATTCAACTGTAACACTAAAGATTCTATCTATCATGTGTGGAGACTAGCTAAGAAACATGGTTACCGCATAGATAATTCTGACAACAACAGACTTAAAGAAGCTAAACTATTTAAGTCACTAGTAAGCTGGAATTATCTAGAAGATCTAGACGATAGTGGAATACTAACACATCTTGCAAAACGTGGACAGCTAACACATGATATCTTTTACAAACTCATGAATGATATAGTTGATGAAGAAGCAGGTCGTGCTAGCAGAAAACTAGATCTAACTCATGTTACTGTAGAGATTACACCAAAGTATAATTACGAAGAATTCATTAAATCTTATGGTCAACAAAATTCAAATTAACATAGTAGAGTCACTGAATGTAAATTCAATGGGTCTTATTGAAAGTCTAAACTGTACTCAGAAAGAAGTAGTAAAGTTCACAGACAGTGCTTGGCAAAACATTAAATACTTTAAGAGTTTCTATGATGAGCATGTAAATAAAACTGTAGATTTAACCGGTGCCAAAACTATTTATATATCTCCTAAGTGTGAGATATCTAGAGAGAAACTAAAGTCATTACTAGAATCTATTGGCGCTCGTGTTATCCGAGATCCTGAGAAAGCAGACTTGATTTTTACAAATGTAAAATACTGTTATGATGCAGCTGATAATCAAACATATAAGATCTTCGATGATTTTGATCATACTAATGGTGACCAAGCTTTTATGAATCCGGATGATCTAAAATTGTTTAAGAACTCTTTCTTCAAAAGAGATGATAACAGAGATTTTACAGCATCTATAGAATCTATTAATAATAAGTATAAGTCAGTACGTAGTAGTTGGATGAGTGCTAGTTTTGTAGACTTTAACTTTATAGGTACTTATATAACTATGGAATCTATTGAAGCAAACCTTATCTTAAACAATCTCCTTAATGATGGTGGTGTTAAAGTATATGATGAGTCAGCTCTATTAGATAAGATGGGTGAAGCAGTAATTGATAAAGATACTTTTGAAGCAATTCTGCAAATGTTTAAGAGTGATGATACTAGTAATCATACTGTTGCTATGACCATTATGGCTAACTGTAACTATAAGAAGAGTGCTGTATATCTAGCACAGATCTGTAGAAGATTTGGTCATAAAGTATGGGATCATCCTAGTAGAAAAACTGTAGCATTCAAAGGTCTCATTAGTTTCTTAGGAGGTCGTATGAGATACCAATTTAGATTTGACTACGAAGATGTATTCAACATTGCTATTGAACAAGGTGATGTAACACCTGAAGTAGTAGATTTTTTGTATGAACTAGGTGCTGATGAGTTCTCATCATCAACTACTATGATTGAATCTACTGGATATAAATTCTCTGAGGAAACATTAACCAAAATAAATAATAAACTAAATGATAACGGATTTCCAAGCAGAGGAGAAGTTCTACAACAAGAAGTTCAAGTTCAGTTACACGAGCTTGAACAAACTGATGTTCGTACCGAACACTTTTTATAAACACTATATTCTTGGTGAACGTGAAGATAGACTTGACTCTCATTTAATTGAGGGTCGAGCTCTTCACTGTTTACTACTTGAGAATGAAAAGTTTAATGACCAGTTTGTAGTATCACTTGCTACATTACCTGGGGACAACGCACGTAAAGTTATTGACAAAGTGTATGCACTGTCTTGCCAAAGCGGTTTTGAACAGCTACCTTTGTCATCTCATGAGGTAACTATAATTGATATTCTAAGAGAGGTCAATCTACACCAAAGTCTTAAGACTGATCAACAGCGTGTAGAGAAGATGCTCACTGCAGAGAATATTAACTATTATGAGTTTCTCAAATCAAAAGGTTCCAAGACTGTTATAGACCAGGAAACTTATGATAGACTCAAAGGGTATGTTGAATTAATACTAAGTAACAACTCAGTTACTAGCTTACTACAGTTAGGTTCTCCTAATAGTTTTAGTGAGGTGCCACTAGAAGCTGAGACTAAGTATTCATTCGGTTTAAGAGGTGTACTAGACAATTATGTTTATGATCCTGAAACTAAAGTTGTTACAATCAATGACTTTAAAACTACCGGAAAGACAATTTCTGAGTTTAGAGAATCTGTTGAGTACTACAAGTATTGGATGCAAGCTGCTATCTATTACAAGTTAATACAGGCAAACATTAAAGGTCTCTCAGAGATCAGATTTAATTTCATAGTTATTGATAAGTACCAACAGGTCTTCGCGTTTCCTGTTTGTGCTGCTACGTTGCATAGCTGGATCTGGAATCTTGATGAGATGCTTATGAAAGCAGAGTATCACTATACTAGTAGGAATTATAGTCTACCTTATGATTATCTTGTAAATAAGATATCACTGTAAACAAACATGAAAAAATATTTGCATACCAAGTACGCTCAAAAATCAAGATTCTTCTTGTACCCTGTTTTAGGTTTGAAGCGAGGTTCTTCTGTTGTTCCAATAGAGAGTTATATCTCTATACCAGGAGTTATAAAACCTGAAGATAAGAAACTTGTTTGTTTATACCATACTCGAGAAGATATGGAATTCAGACAGTTTGAAAAGAGTAAGCTGATTAACAACCCAAAGTTTGTCGACTATCACGAACTAAAAGATTCAAAGTGTACATACATTTTTGATCTTTCTGATGAAGGCAATCTTTGGGAATGTTTTCTCAAAGGTCATTACTCGAAAATCAACGCTTCATCTAAAATAAAAATTCTAAACTTCTTCGCTAATCACCCGGGTAATAGAGATCTAGTTAATAGTTTTCTTAATCCAGAAGGTTATTTTGAAACATATGCTAAGTTACTTGATGTTCCTGTTAGTTTACTAGAGGAAGTCGGTGAGCTATGTGATTTACCTAATATCGAAGAAGAAACTTTAAAAATCGATGTCAAAGAATTTCAATTTGATTATCTTTGACGTCTCAAAAACCAACAATTATGAGTAATATGATGTTAATCACGTCTACCTGGAAGAATGGTAAGACATTTAAAATGATCCCAACGGACGCAGAGTGTCCATATGTAGAATGTATCTTTGATGCAGACATGAAAGTGTTAGCTGTCATTGGTGCTATCCAAAAAGATATCTTTCACATGATGCCTAAAATTGATCCTAACGGTGATATCGAAATGAGAAAGACACCAAGTCGTGAAGGTAAACCATACAAGGAAGAGCGTCGTACTATCGAAACATTCCAAGAGTATTATATTGAGGAGTTGGATGAGATTCGTGCTTTTGTAAAGCGTTTTGCTTTCAATGCTGATACTTTTGATATCGAAAAGTATATTACAGCTACTCCAACAACAGAATCTGCTGAGTAATGACCAACTGGGTACATGACTATGAGACCCTGATTAATTGCTTCGTTGCAGTATTTATAGACTACAAGTCTGATGAGAAAAAGATATTTGTAGTACATGAATCCCGGAATGATTATGCTGAATTGTACTTGTTTTTACAGGAATGTAAGAGTGAAGAAGTTTGGCATATTTCATTTAACGGTATAAACTTTGACTCTCAGATTACTGAGTTCATTATCAGAGAAGGTGATTACTATCTCGATGAACCTGCTGAGACCATTGCGCATGTACTGTATCTGAAAGCTCAAGATACTATAGACCGTTCTAATAAAGGTGAATTCCCGGAGTATGGTGAACGGATACTAAGTATCAAGCAGCTAGATGTATTCCGGTTGAATCACTGGGATAATCCTGCAAAAAGATCTAGTCTAAAGTGGATCGAGTACTCTATGGATTGGCACAACGTTCGCGATATGCCGATCAAGCACAGTACTGTAATTCGCACAAAAGAACAGCTAGATACTATAATAAGTTACTGTATTAACGATGTACTTGCAACTAAGCAAGTGATGATACTCAGCAAAGATCAAATCATGCTGAGAAAAGCGTTAACTAACGAGTATGGTATTAATCTGTACAGTGCTTCTGAACCAAAGATATCTAAAGAACTCTTCTTGCATTTCTTGAGCAGCAAACTCAACATACGAAAGTATGATCTAAAGCAGATGAGAACTAAACGAGATTCTATTGTAGTAGGAGATATTCTCTTAGATTATATTAGTTTTAATCGCAAAGAGTTTAAGAACATCCATGAGAAGTTTAAAACTTTAAAGATTAATCCTAATGATACTAAGGGTGGGTTTAAATATTCAGTCACCCATAAGTCTGTCAAAACAGATTTTGGTTTAGGTGGTGTACATGGTGCTACCAAAGCTGGTGTGTATGAAGCAAAAGATGGAATGATCATCATGACTTCAGACGTTACCAGTTTCTATCCTAATCTAGCTATTAGAAATGGATGGTCTCCTGCGCATTTACCTAAAGAAGAATTCTGTGAACAGTACGAATGGTTCTTTGAAGAGAGAAAGAAGATACCTAAGAAGGATCCAAAGAACTATGTTTACAAGATTATCCTAAATAGTACTTATGGTCTCAGTAATGACGAGAATAGTTTCTTGTATGATCCTGAGTTTACTATGAGGATTACAATCAATGGTCAGCTTAGTCTGGTTATGTTGTATGAGATGTTATCTGATGGTATTCCTGAAAGCATTCCGCTAATGCAGAATACCGATGGTTTAGAAATGATAATCCCAGAGACTGCAAAAGATCGCTATCTAGAGATCTGCAAGAAGTGGGAAGACATGACTCAGCTACAACTAGAACATGATCAATACGACAAGATGATCATTGGTGATGTAAACAACTATATTGCTGTATTCAAAGAGAAGGAAGTAGATAAAGAAACGTATGAGTCTATGAAAAAGAAGACTCCGCACTTTGTCTATCGTGAAGATAATGGTAAATATTATGTAAAGACAACTAAGTGTAAAGGTAGATTCGAGTTCTCGGACTTACCGCTACACAAGAATAAATCTGCTTTGATAGTGCCAAAAGCAATCTATTATTTCTTTATACATAATGTAGCACCGGAGATATTCATACAGCAGAATAGAAACATCTTTGATTACTGTATAGGTGTAAAGCGCAAAGGTGACTGGATTTTTATGGAAACCTGTTTCATAAAAGGAGTTAGACATGATCGTGAACTACAAGGTGTAGTACGGTATTATGTATCTAATAAAGGTTGCAAATTAATTAAGGTCAACAAAGCTGATGGTAGAGAAACTCGTTTAGAAGCAGGTAAGTGGTTACAGACAGAGTTTAATCTTTACGAGATTAAACCTTGGGGTGACTATGATATTGATGACGAGTATTATCTAGAAAGAGTCTACAAAGAGATCGAGAACATCAGCAAGTTAAAAGAACAATCACAATTAAGTTTATTTTAATATGCCATTCAAATTAGCAATGGGTGGGAGCACGGAGAGTTATCTCCGTGACTCCGTCCACATTCCCCAACACGGAGGAAGATATAAAGTTATTACGAACGCGTCAGTACTTGACACGGTTCGTGCAGAACTAGCAGCAGCTGGTTTAATTGTAGATAGAGAGTTATTCTCTTCAAATGGAAAGGTTACAGTCGGTAACCACTATATGTCATATGGTACAGATCCAAATATAGGTATAGTATTTACCTGGGTTAACTCATATGATAAGAGTACCAAGTTTCACTGTAGTGTAGGTTTGCACTTTAAGGACAACGATGGCGTTATGATGACTTCAGATATGGCTTTCTTTATGCGTAAGCACACTGGTACTGCAGATGTAGAGATGGTGGATAATGTAAAGAAGCAGATTGGTCATACAGATAGTTTCTATAATGAATTACTTAGACGTAAGACATCTATGGAAGCCGTACTTGTAAATAAGAATCAGTGTGGTGAGATCATGGGTAAGACATTTATCAATGATTATCTTAAAGCAGATCAGTTGACTACAAGTAAATACTACTATGATAAGTTATTCAAGGATACTGAAGAGATATCTTTGTGGGATGTGTATGCAGGACTTGCGTTCTCTATTCAGAACAGTCATCCTAAGTTTTATACCAGATCACACATTGGATGTTTTGACACAGTGTATGATGAATTGAAACATACTATTCTCAGTACTCCAGTAACTCCACAAGAAGCATTTCCTGTAAATATTCCGGAGACAGATCCTAATCAAATAAACATCTTTGACGTTATTGCAGAAGAAGAGGAGTTGTTTGTAAACATGACTAATGATTTATTGATTCCAGGATTTGATAATGTAGAAAATACAGGTTCAGATTTTGACATTGATAAAGAACCTGTAAATGAACCTGTAATTTTTGACTTTGAACCTGAAGAAGAACCTGTAGATACTACACCCGTACCTGATGCGTTCTATGAAGATCAAGAAAAAGTAGAAAATGTCTTGTCAGACTCTGAAGAATTCTTTAACTTTGATGGTGATATCTTAGATTTACCAGAACTATAAAATACGGACCCGGGGGGTATGACTCTTGCATGCCCCCTCTGGGTTCTAACTTAATGTTATGAACAGAATAGAATTCAATCAGCTAGTAGATAAGCGCAAAGAACTTATTGAATCTGTATTAAAAAAGAAAGGTGGCGAGTATGCCAACGAAGCAAATGTTTTTCACAACTTTGAAGAAGGTGCTAAAATGTCTTTCCATAGTAACCGTGAAATGGTAGCATGGGAATACATGATTAAGCACCTGCAATCTATTAAAGATATGATCAGTACTAACACACCGTATTCTGAACATATTATTCGTGAGAAGTTCGGAGATGCTATCAACTATCTTATCTTGATAGAAGCTATGATGTTAGATTCTAATGGTCTACACAATAGATTTTGTGATGCTGTTAAAGAAACTAAAGCAAAAGCTGAAAAGAAGATGGATGAGTTACGTACTCCCGGACATCATAGAGGAATGGATCAACTAGGTTTACCTAGAATAACTGCTGATAATCCTCTAACTAAAGCGAATGATCCATTAAATAAAATGAAGTTTCAACAACTACCACCTAACTATGATGAGTGGTATTATTCTAGTTACTAATATGCAAGACATAATCAATGCTGTAAAGCACTTCCATGATGTATTCGGACAACACTATGCATCAGAACCAACTTTAATCAAAGAGAAAGAATACCAACTACGACATGACTTACAAGCTGAAGAACTATTTGAATACCTTATGGCGTGTCGTGATAATGATTTGGTGGGTATCGCTGATGCTCTCGGTGATCAGTTATATATACTTGTGGGGACCATTCTTAAACACGGTTTGCAAGACAAGATCGTGGAAGTATTCGAAGAGATACAAAGATCGAACATGAGTAAGTTGGGAGAAGACGGACTACCTATCCTGAGAGAGGATGGTAAAATACTCAAAGGTCCTAACTATTCTAAACCAGACATTAAGTCTATCCTAGAACAAGAACAAAAAAAGTAAACTGTTAAGTTTACTTTTCAGATGATATAGTAAGACTATAAGTTTACCCTTGACCACGGTAACGTTTCAAATAGTTCTTACTTGTTTTTAGTTTACTTGATTTACTTTTAGCTACGACCCCTGGGCGCTTTCTCTTAGCGTCCTTGGGTGCGTAGTTATTCTTCGCGGTGTTTACTTTCGCCATAGGTTTGGATTCTTAGGTTGTTTAGGTTTCTGTGTACGAGCTTCCTTGATAATAGCATCAAGTTTATTATTCTCGGGTTTGAATGATGGTTTCTTTTCCATTACTTCTTTTTCTTAGAATACATCTCTTGTACTTTATTTAATGCTGTTACAGGTCCACCCTTCTTATAAGGATTTTTAAAAAGATCTTCTGCTTTTCTATCTCCATTTACAGGAGCCGCCCATCCTCTATCATTAACAGGTTTATTAGAACTACCAGCTCTTTTAGGATCGAAAGAAGACATAGAAGGTTTACCACTAGCTCTTGCTGGTTCAAAACTTCTGCTTGTTGTATCATTTAATATTTTTGTTGCTACTCCTTTAAGAGCAGGATCAGATGGATCTAGTTTTTTTCTAACTACTTGTTGATCACGAGTAGTAGGTTTTACTTGACTACCCTTTTGATACTTTTTAATTTTCTTCATATACTAATATAGTTAAGATCCGCAATATAAACAACCATCATCTTCATTATCATGCCAGTCATCGTGCTGTTCCATGATTTTTTTAACCTCTTCATTGATTTGTTCTTGAGTCCAATCAGGATTCATAGCACGTATCTGTGCTCTTAAAAAATAAAAATTACTGTCCATTAGTTTGTTACGATTAGCAAAGTACCTAGTATTAAGGTACTACAAGCTAACCCAAACGTCCAATTCTTAATAGTATTATTTTTAGTTTTTAACACTTCATTATCAATAACAAGCTTATTATAGTCTTCTATGACGCTATTATACTTTTTACCCAGTTCTTTTTGATCACCTATACAATTATTATACTTAGATGTTAATAACTTAATCTCTAAATTCTTATCAACAATCCTTTTTTCAGAATCTAAGATTATACTATCTCTTAGAATGATACCTTTAGAATAATAACGTAAGTCTACTAGTGCAGTAAGTACGGCACGTTCTTCTACAGGAGTAAGAAATACTCCTGACTGTCCATTAATTACTAATCTTTGGGGAGTAAATTGACCACAGACTGTCAAGTTGCTTATTAGAAGCACGCTTAATAATATCAATGTCTTGGTTGCGCTGATCATTGTTTGCATTATCTAGATCTTTTAAGTGTTTAATATGAAGTACTCTTAGACTATCCATATGTGCTAGACTGTCGTGTAAGATTTTCATCTCAAGAGAATCTTGAGTAAGACTATCTAGTGAGATCTTTTCTTTCAGTTGGTTAGTGTGTATCTCTAGAGTACTAGTTCTATACATCTCATAGACAAATACTGTAGCTACTATACATATAATAACTACAAGAAAGATGTCTTTAATTAGTTGTTCCTTCTTCTGTTGGGGTGACATTGGTTTTCTTTTTAAAGATTTCTTCCGCTACAGTACCTCCGTAACCAGCTACTACTATTAGTACTAACCAATCAAATACATAGTCTGGAGTCTTATGCTCTGTATATGTGTTTATATATGCTAGAGAAAGTAGTACGATAAGAGTTAGTCCAGAACTAATTCTTTTAAAAGATAATTCTCCTTTAGAGGAGAAAATACTTTTCATCATGTCTTTCATTAGAACTCTTTCAAAAGTGTATATGTAAACTTCTTAAATCCTGACTTCTTACACTTACCTAGTAACTCTGCAAATTGTTTTGGATCATTAAGTACTTGACATCCCGCAGACCATTTATCTATAAGCTTAGATACTAAACTAGGATTAGCACGGTGAATGTTGATACCAAAGATACCAGTCTCTGTTACTTTAGATTCTTCAGCTACATCATCTTTATCTCCATCTCTATATACAGTAACATTTGCACATTGTGTTAGTGCTTCGTACTTACCTTGATGTAGACCAATTTTCCAACAGTCATCCCATTGACCAGGAACTAACATAGCAGCACCTTTTGGGTTCAACAAGTTCTGCAACCAGTGAGTACCGGGATTAGTAGTACAAGTATACCAAGTGATGTTATCTTTCTCAATTACACCAATAAGATCATCAAACTGATTCTTAGCATTAGCATTAGATCTGATACCCACTAAGTGAAACACAGGCCAATCATAACCGTGTTTTTTGAACTCTGCTTTAAGTTGGTCTACTGTGTACTTTTTCATTAGGGGTTAATAATTAAGAAATGAACCACTGGATCAACTAAAGCTCCTGAGTTCGGATCTAGTCCTACAACTAAATCACATGCACCATCAGTAATATTAGTAGCAAGTGTATATGTGAATGGAGCTGATGCTGTACCACCTGACAAGGTTAGCAAAATTATAGAATCTGTTTTAATCTTATCGTTGTTAAACGTAAAAGTCGTATCAAGAAATCCAACAAAACCATTAAAATCAGCAGCCATAATTATTCTTCCTGCATATGCATTTAGAGTAACCGGTGTTATTAAATCTGTTTGCTGTGTTACTACAGCAGAGGATACGACTCTTTCTGCAAGTTTGTTGACGTGCCCAATTCGTGCTACCTGAGCATCTGAATTTTTAGCAAAGTACTTTTTGTAGTTAAAAATGTCTATGAATGCCATTGTGTTTATTTTTAATAGTTTACATATATAATATACAAAAGAATTTTCTTATTTGAAACGTTCTTGTGCACTTTCAAAGTTTTTTAATGCGTTTGCTCCTTCGATCTGCTTTCCGTTCAAACCACCCGTTTTTGCTAGGAAGTTTAGAATCTTAGGTGCACCCTCTTGTTGCCATTCATAAGGTCCTACATCTCGTTTATAATCTGTAGACGGGTCTCCTGTTAGCAACCCCGCTAGATTAAAGAATGCTTTACCTAAGTTGGTTACTGTACTACTTACAGCTACTGATTCCAGTTTAAGCATATTGATATAGTCGTCAGCACCGAATCCGGGTAGCGGAATAAATGCTCCTAACTCATTCATGGTAGTTTTACTAAGTAGCAATGCTTGATTTTCTGCCCAACCGGTTGCATTAAACTCATGTAGAGGATCTTCAGCAACACCTAATAGAGGTAACGCTCCTGACTTCTGACGAAGTTTTTCGTATCTTTCTGGATCGTCATCGTCATAATCAAATAAGAAATTAATCAAAAGAGGACCTAATATACCGATTGCTAATTCAGTTAGCATCTTTCTTACGGCTACCTTTTGGTCAGGTGTCATGTACTTAAAGTCCTTTCCTAATGATATAATACCTTTAGCAATAGCATCTAAAGCTTCAGTATAGTAACCCATCACCATCTCATTTGACTGTATATCCCAACGATGTTTTGGATTTCTCCAGTTTCCACGGTATCCAAATCTGCTCATGAACTGACGGGTAAACCATGTTTTCATATAAGCGACTGTTCTGTAGACCATGTAACGGTTTGCCATAGGTTGATCCATTCTTGATAGAGAACCATTCAAGTTCTTATTAGCAGCTTGAACTTTATTACGCATCTGTAAGAACTTTTTACCACCAACTTCCCATTCTTTATCTATACCTTCCTTAAGAGTTAATTGATTATTCTTAATCTCCCAAGCTTCTAGATATGGAATCTCTGTTGTGACACCATTGATAGTTTGATTTACCTTCTGGTGATGCATCAATCCACCAAACAACTGCAATGTAGCATTCATCTGACTCCATGCTCTGAAGTTAGTTACCCACTTTAGATTAGCTACATCTCGTTTGAAACTTCTTGTAGAACTTTCAGCAAACTTCTCACCGTCGTTTTTATCAAATCGAGTTACTTCAGGATCGAACATCTCAATAAGTTGTACATCCAAAGACTTTGGACCAAACTTATTAATCTCAAAAGATACAGCAGCTGACGCAAATTGCGCCCAGTACGCACCTTTCGCTAAACTCTTTTGACTTAATCCTTTACCACCCGCAGCATATATGATAGACTGGAAGGTAGCATTGAATGAGTTTTTCAAAGCTGACTGCATATCAAATGCAAAGAATGCATATGACGATAATCCCATTATAAGATTAGCAGACTTGTTTATAGCAGTCATGTTTTCTGTAGGTCCTGCAAGTTGCTTACCTTCAAACTCACGCTCTATAAATGCATTAATGACTTGCGATCTTACAGATCTTCCTTTCTTAGTAGCAAAGTTCGTAATTCCCTGAGTTAAGTAATCACGTTTGTTTGCTTTAAGCATATCTTTTACTTTACCCTCCTCACTATTTACAACCTTTTGAATTGCTCTTACGTTAGGGTTAATCTCAATAAGTTTCTTCTGGCGCTCTGCTGATAACATATATCTAAACAATCCGGAGATTACATCTTCAGATGTTTCATTAAGATCTAGGTCAAACTTACCTGTAATTGGAATACCAGCAAGTTCCTTATCAAACATATCCAAACTTACATACGTAACTTGATTCTCAGCATTGTATCCTTCGCTATAATCATCAACAGCTTTTTGGAAAGACGCTTTGAAGTTCTTAATCATAGACTGGAAACGATCTTTTGTTTCTCCCGATGTAAACATCTCGTATTTATCTTTACGATAACGCGGTAAGAATACCCCTAGTCTAGCATTAACATTCAGTCCTTCTTGGTTCTGTAAGTGAGTCAAGAGTAATTTATTTACTAAATCAAACTTAGCTTTGTTTACAGACTTCATTTGGAAGTACTCATCATTTCTGTATTTACTATCAGGACGTGGTAACCAACGACCCTGCTCGTCAACAGTAGCTTTTGTAAGATCGCCCATCTCAAGAGCTTCCTTCATAGTAACTCTTTCAGTTCTGTACTCTTTCTTAAGCGCTCTTCTAAAATAAGTTTGATTAGGTACTCTATTAATAGTCTCCTCAACATTACCTGCTTCATCTAAGATGTCAGTTTTCTCGTAGTACTTCTCATCATTAGGACGAGTTACACTCCAAGCACTAGATCTCTTGTAAGTAATTTTCTTTTCACCTTCATTAGGACCGTATGTGTATTCGAATTCCTTTTTAATGTGATTAGCTTTAAACCACTTTTCAAACTCAGGACTTTGTTCAAACAAATCTTGTAGAGCTTCCGCATCTTCTGTAAGCACATCAATATTATAACTATCAAAGTAATTCAATCCGGTTTTCTCTTCTAAGTAAGTTGGATCAATACCTTGTCCGTTCTGATCAGTTTTGATAAAACTATTAATCTGATCATAGTACTGAGTAGTTGCTGAACGACTTCTTAATGCATTCAACTGTTTGTATAAGTAATTCAAATCATCAATATCCATTTCGGATAACGACGCGTCCTTTTTCTTATCTGCAAGTTGTTGGTATCTTGCGTATCTTTCTGGGTTGTTCTTAAAGAACTGCTCATCTATTGAATCAAAATCATCTGTTTGATAGAACTGATTCTGTGTAAAACTAAACAACGCAAGATCTGTTTCAAAGTCTTTCATAAACTTATCCTCTTCAGGAGTTAAGTTACTTAGCTTAGATAACATGTCTCTTGCATTATCAATCTCCTCGTCAAGTTCTTTGATGCGGTTCTTCTTCTTTTCGGACATGATGCTACCATCGGGTTGACCGTTGTCATCTCTATAAGCGCTCATCTGATCGTTCAATTCCTTGAACAACTCATCCATCTTTAGCTTCTCTTGTGTATCTTGAGGTAGCTTAGCTTTAATATTTCTAATCTTTTGTAGAACATCTTGAACGTCTATCCAGAACTGAGGTGTTACTCTAACAACAGTGTTCTCTTCTATCCAACGATTACGTTCTTCATCCCAAGCTTTACTACCGGGATTGATTCCTTTATATATAAGTTGTTGTTCGAAAGTCTTAAGTGCTCCTTGGAACATACCCTTAATAGGTACTTGCTCGTAGAATTGCTTTGTAGCAGCTCTATGTTCTAACAATCTTACTGCAATTTTATATTCATCGCTATTTGGATCCTTACTTGTGCCGTCAGCTTTAGTTAGAGAGTACAAGTTTCTGTAATCCTCCCAGTAGCTTTTACGCTCATTGATAAAATCAGAATCCAAATAGTCTTCTCTTTGACGTCTACTACTATCTAAGTTATTAATCTTAGATATAATATCCCATCGAGCAATGTATGCTTTCTTACCAATCTCATCTTTAGTAAACAAACTTTCTGCGGCACGCACGCGGTTGTCGTACTCGTCGTAGTAATGATCATCTAGATACTGCTTAAGTGCAGATCGCAAAGCAGTAAGTTCTGTTTTGTCTCCTGTTTCTACAGCTTTCTTCTCTGCTTCCTTGATAGCATTCTGAAGTCTACCCATGTCATCTCTCCATCCTTTAAGATGATGGATAAATGCATATCTATCTCTAGGAACATATTCTCCTTTCTGATTATAGATACCTTCTTTCTCTACATAAGAAACAGCTTCTCTAAACTCTGCTAAGTTCTTAGCGTCTAATCCTGCTGCTTGAATCATTGTCATCAATTCAGCAGTAACTTGATTCTGTCTCTGTTGTGCTTTAACTAATACTTCACTAATGTTATCATTAATATAAGAAGCTAAACCGAAGATAATAGGATCCTGAATGTTCATGAAAGATTCCAACCACGCACTGATAGGATGTGTGTCACCACGCTTACCAGATAACCAATCCTTTACAGCACCTCTATCTAGTTTTGCATCTTCATACTCAGCTCTATATCGAGCTAGTATTCTGTCTGGTGCTCCTTTCTTTTCTAATTCTGCTATGACTCCTTCATAATAAGTTCTAACTTGTTCAGCTAAAGGTTCCAAAGTTTTAGTAAGTAGTTCTTCAGAACCACGCATACCCAACTCAATGTCAAAATCATTCGCTGTCTCTAGGTTAGAATTAATCTTTGAAACTAAAGTAGTAAGTTCATTATTAATGATACCTTCTCTAGCAAGCGCTGATCTCATATCAGCCATAACTTTTTCCCACTCTCTTACGATCTGATTATAGTTGTGGAAACGTCTTACGATTTCTGGTGTAGCTTCTTCTTTAAGAAGTTCTGCCATATATCGCACCATCTTCTCACTCATATTCTCTAATCGATATAGTGTGTTTATCAATGCTTCCGCACGATTTCTTTCGTACAACGCACTGTCACGAATATTTTCTATTCTCCCAGTAAGCTCTGTTTGGAAAGCATTCAAATCAGAAACAATTCTTTTGTAGTCAGACTCATCTGACACAGAACGTAATACTTCAGCCATTTCTTTCAAACTCTTGTTCTTCAAAAGTTTGTTAGCATGATTAATAGCTGTTGTATATATGTCATTAATTGTATTTTGTAATACTTTCTCTCCTGAAGGTTTTGCACCAAGACCAAGTAATTGATTTACCTCTTCTCTACCACGACGCTCCTCAGATATAACATCACTTTGACTAACGTTCTCATTGTCAAAAATAATTTCAGTAGCACCGACCAACATCGCAGACAAATCCTCAATAGTTGTATCAGCATTTAGTTCTGATACCTTAATAGATTTACCTAGATACTTTCTTAGTAGTTGTTTAATAGCATACATTATCTTATCGACAATGCCATTAAACTTTGGATCAGTTGCTTCTTCAGTAATTTGTTTTACTAAATCAGAAGCATGTCTACTTACAGCAAATACAAGAACCTCTTCTTTAAACTCCTCTGTATCTTGAGACATTTCAGGATATAAACTCGCTACAACATTAATAAGTTTTCTACCAGTCTCTGTTTTAGTTAGATCATTGTAAAGCTTATTAAATAATTTCTCATTCTCAAATCTAATTGCTCTGATAAATGGGTGAGAGAATTCGTGGAAAGCTGTATCTGTATTTAAATTATCAGAAAGCAAATACACAACACCACCCATAAAGAAACCAGCTTGGTTAGTAAATGGTAATCCTGCAGATGCAAACATCTCAGCAGCTTGTGCACTTGTTACAAACTGGTATGGTATTCCCAACTTAGCAGATAGAGCTCTAACAATAGACTCTACATTTGACATCGCTCTTAGATTGTCAGTACGCATTTGAGAAATCTCAACACCTTCTAGCATTGTAGATACTCCGGGCACAACCTCAGCTAATTCTCTTACTGAACGCATGAAAGGTAGATTCTCATTAGGTATAAATCTATTGTAATCCCAGATATCTTTATAGCGAGCCCATGCTAGTTTAGCAGCAAAAGTATCTTTCCAGTTACTCAAGTAGATTAACTGACCATCACCTGTAACAAATTGATAAGCACCTCTTTCGTGTTTATTATCTTTTCGTACAAAGAAGTCAATAAGTTTAGCCTCAACACCTTCTACGATCTCATCACTCTCAGGTTTACTATATGTACCTACGACTTCACCTTTATCATTAACAACCTCATAGTATCTTACTTCAATACGATCTTGTCCTTTAGAGTTTGTTACTACTTCCGGAGTATAGTTTCTAATACTATGTCCATCGGGAGCAATCAAAAACGTATCAGTTAAATAATCAACGTCAATAATATCGCGAACCTTGATAGCATCTGGATACACTTCTCTAAACTTAGCTTCTGTCTCTGCTCTATTGAACGGACTCACCCAGTCAATATCATGTAATGGGTTCTCGTCTGGTCTTAATATCAATCCTTGTTCAGATACAGCGGTACTACCTGTAAGTATGAAACCATAGTTAGATAGCTTATAGATAATTGATTTACCAAATGCATCTTTTGCTAATGCTGCTTCTAGAGATACCTTTTGAACTGGTTTCTTTGGAGCTCCTGGTTTATAAGGAGATGCTTTAATAAAATTCTCGTTCTGTTGTAGAATATTATTTGTGATAATACCAATATTAGTATTGATCTTTCCGATGTCAACCTTTCTAAGTAAGTTAAAGAACTCTTTAAGAATTGCTTTAATCTTACCGAGCATAGACTTACTGTAACCTTTAGTTACTTTGTTTTTTAAGTCAGCGCTAATTAACTTTCCAATGATTGTGTAGTACTTGTCTTTTACTTCTTCAGGTAAACTATCGTAATCATCAATTAAAGTTCTTTCTCCACCCTCTCTTTCTAACCATCTAGTTGTTAGTAATCCTTCATTTTTTGCAAGGTCTCTTGCGATATCTTTAACTAGAGGATTATGCTGCATCATGTAAGCAATAAACTTACCAGCAATGTCAGGAAGTTCTGACCTGTCTTTTATATATGCAATCTTGGATAGGATGTCTGCAAAACCCATGGTATCAATACCAACTTTCTTTTGCATTAATTCAATATCCTTAACGACTATACCAAATTGATTCAAGTATGTCTCAAGAATATTAGCTGTATCATTTCCTGCTTGAGCTATGAGTGCGCTATCAATAGACACACCTGCGTATCTCAAATCTAATGCTTCATTATATTCTTCTAACTCTTTACTGTTGATTTTGTCTACAGGTTTACCAAAGATTTTAGTGAATACTTCTGGACTAGATGCAGCAGCATACTTAACCATCTTCTCACCTTTGAAGTCATATTTAAATCCTACCTTAGATATAGTATAACCACTTCTCTCTAACTTCTTAGCGTAGTCCTCTGGAACAAATGATATAACGTCTATACCTTTCTGAACAATTGCAGGTATAGCTTCCGCTAAAAGTTCTTTAGAAGAAGGTGAGCTGTTCATCCTTGTAATGAACACAGCATTTCCTCTATCATATTGTCCAAATATATAGGTGTTCTTATAGTTAACTACCTGGTATGCAGACATCAAACTTCTAAATGTTTCAAACTCTACAGCTTTACCAGCACGAACTCGATTCATAAGATTGACATAGTTCTGATATATATCTTCTATATGTCTATCTGTAAGATTAGGTTCTGACTCATAGAGGTTACCATTAATACGAACACTAGGTTCGTATGAAGTCATGTTTAATTTCTCACGCACCGCTTCTGGAGTACGGACTTGATATCCGCTCTCTACGTAATCTTTATAAGCTTGGAATTCACCAACAGCTCTTACTAATCTATTCCATTCTGGACCAATTGGGCACGCGTTCATTTTATATACCTTTACAAGTTTTTAAAAAATCAATTACTTCAACATCTGTTATACGTTGTAGATCGTTCTCTTTATAATGTTTTTGAATCATTTCTAGTGGATTCGAAGCTCCCTCTAATGCAGATGTCGTGAAGTTTATATTTGCTTTTAACATCATAGGGTTTCTATAACCGAACTCTTTTAGAAGTCTCTTAGACAAATATAAGTATAAATCAGGGTTTGTATCAAGTCTATCGCTCTTTTCCAAAGCTCCTCTCTTATTTCTAAAGTATCCTAAAAGTCTATTACCTAAACCATCTGACGGAAATATTAATTCTTTGCCAGCATCTCTTAGTGCAATTAGTCTATCAATCTTTTGATCAATTAACATTGCTGATACTTCAAATGCTTTACTGTCATTTCTTGGAGATTCTCCATTCTGTTTTACAACAGGTATACCTAAAGTATTTTCTGTAGCAAGACCTGCTCTTAATGCTAAGTGACCCATCTGCTTTGGTGTTGTAGGATCTGGTTTGAACTGTAATTCACCATTAACCATACTAGCTTCAGGAAACTCATCATCATATACATAAGTACTATCTGAATTTGCAGCAATCATATCTTCTGCTGTTGCAATACTTAATTTGTATCCATTGTCTCCAGCAAATTGTGAGTCGGCAAACATCTTTACGTTAGCAATACTTCCGGTCTCTAAGTCTACATAAACATTTGTACTATTAAACTTATACTTGTTTCTGTCTAGTCTAACAGGACCTGCTTCTAGTTGTGGTGTGATGATTGCAATACCAGCGTCTGTATAGTTTACGTATCTTCTTCTACCAACACCTGCAAACTTATTGGAAAACTTATCTGCAAAGGTTTCTAAGAATCTTTGACCTTTTTCAGTCTCATACTCTTTTACACTATTGCGAACGTCTTCAGCCATCATCTCAGCAACAGGTGTGTTGTCTAGTATAGACATCATATAGATCTCAGACTTTGTATTAGACCCTGCTTGCAAGTAACCAACTAAATTCATCTTAGCAAATACATCACTGATATATTTATTAAGTTGTTTATTGGGAACCTTAGTGACATTAGGATCTGATAGATTTGCCATCTGATCTTTATAGGCAGTCAACAATGTACCGTCAGTAACTTTTGAGTTCAATTTCAAGAAGCGCATTGTTCCAGACTGCATTACACCAATCATTTCTAAAACGGGGAAGTCTGTAACCAACTGAGGATTATCCTGAATGATTCGTAAGAACTTATCAGCAAACGTCACCATGTTGTACTGTTTGTTAGTAGCATCAAACAATGCAGTATCAACCAATAGATTCTCTAAAGCTTTGTTTCTAATGAACTCCTCGTAGCGCTTCTCCATATCTTGGTTATTACCAATCTGAGTAAGGAACTGTAAGAACTCCATATTGTCTGCAATGTCTGTAAAAGGCATTGTTGCTCTCAAGTATTCTCTCTCCAATAAGAACTTATAGTAAACTGCTTTTCTTATAGTAGGATCAAATCTTATAAACATTGTTGCAGGAACACCCGCTTGAAACTCAGTGTCTTTTGTAAACGCATAACTATCAAAGTCTCTTGCGATCTGTCGCTTGTCTACATGGAATGTATTAGTTCTTGGATCAAAGAACACACCTCTTTCAAGAATCTGCTCTTCAAATATACTCTGATCTCTATAGGTTGTATCAAAAGGATTAGTGCTATAAAGTTTGTTCTGGAATCTATATAGAATCAAATCATTATTAAACTCCTCAGCAAACTGTAATTGCTCATCATAACTTAGATCATCCATGTTATTAAGAGCTCTAATGATCGCTTTATTTACAGTAACAGATCCGTTAGATGGTAATACACTTTGAATAGCTTCTCTAATCAAATCAGTTTTGATAAAAGAACCTACAATAGTTTGACCTAATAATCTAGCAATACTCTTCTCAGAGAAAGCTTTATCTAGAATTCTATACAAGTCTGATGCTTGTCTTGAAGCTTCAAAATAACTAGAGTTCTTTACAGTATCAAATCGAATTGCCATCTTTAAAGATGTAATCTGATCTGCCATGTAAGTAAGATTTATAAATTGTGCAAAGATCTGTCTGTCAAATTCATTGATCTCTTGACTTCTAGGTCTAACATTCAATCTATCCATCAACTCTTCATCTGTAAAGTTCTCCGTTCTATCTCCAATATAATTCAATGCGCCAGTAATTATCTGTGGTGTATTGATTAACTTCTGATAAGTACCATCTTTTCTTTTGGGGAAAACATTCTCCGCCATATCATTGTTAAGAAGCACATCTTTTATAGCAGCTATCTTAGCAAAATTATTATTTGCAATACCATCTTCAGGAGAGAACAATGTAAACGGACTACCAAACTTTTTAAGTTTGCTTAAGTAATCACGTACAAGAGGTTGAGCTAACATCAATGCTGCCGTCTTTACAGGAACACCTGCTAACATCATAAACTCAAATTGACCTTCCATCTGCTTAATAGCATTGATAGAATAAACCCAGTCATCCTTAGCAACGTCTAAGTATCCGTTCATTAACTGAGAAATCACATCCGCTGTATAGTTCTCTAGATTGTAATCTTTTAAACCAGCTAATGAGATAACCTTCTGATCATTTACATTATCAGTATTATGATTTAATAATAATACTTGTGGTATAACATACTCTTTACCTTTCTTCTCTTCTGTTCTGAAAGGTTCCATAAACAAGTTAGATTGTCTTGCTAGTTCATGGAAAGTATTACCCGTTGCCAACATACCAACACCCATCTTACCGTTGTACAATGCAGCAGCCTTTACTGTATTATATACATTTTCAAAGATTCGCGTTGGTGACATCTTCTTACCAACTAATTTGTTAGTCACATTGGTACCTCTTCTATAAGTACGGTTAACCGGATCTAAGAATGATGAGATACTTTCATCCTCAAATGTAGGATCTTCTGTAAATACTGCTGTAGAGTTAGGACGTGTTAGATTGATATAGTTATCAGCTCTACTTAAGATACCTCTCATAGCATCCATTACATTACCAACTTCAGATTCTGGATCATAAGTATTTTTCTCTAGTAGTAAATCCTTAATTGTAGACAATACTTTTTTGTAACCCTTATCAGATTCTTTTTTCTTGTTAATGGACTCTAAAGCTTTTTCAAACTTCTCCTTACCGAGTTCTTTACCTATTTCTTTCTTTTTCTCAGATAGATTATCATACGCAGTCTCTGCAGCAATCTCCGCATCGTCAATGTCTTTGTATAGAATTTCAATCTGCCAATCTTGAACCGATGGATCTATTTTAGAAGACGCTAACTCTATCTTTAATCTTGATACTTCTTTAGTTGTTGCATCAAATGCTTTATAGAATGGTGATAAGAATGAATTACGTAACTCTTTTTGTTCTGGAGTTAACTCCATCTTATCTAGTTCCTCATCTAACAGATCTCTATACTTAGCATTAAGCTTCTTCCTAGTTTCATATGCTTCATCAAGAGCTGTCTGAATCTGATCTAATGTCTTAGTTGTAGCTTTTGATTTTCTAATCATCACCTCATTGTTGATGACTTGAATAGATGGTACCATTGTAATCATCTTATCGATGTCAAAGTCACCACCTGACTTAGCTACAATCTCTAATGGAAAGACCATGATATTACCAGCTTCTTCTGGTAAGAACTCAAACACCTCCATAAACTCCATAGAGTTAGGACCTTGAGTTGGGATACGAGCACCTACTAGAGTAATCATCTTACGATGTTCTCCTTTATTCAACCACTCCTCATCTCTAACCATCTCATTCAAACGCTCTATTGTACCAATAACATTGTCGTCATTGTGTTTTAATTTCAATAGGTGTTTAAAGTTTCCATGTAAAGCAATCTTAATCTTCATTGCGGATACGTTCTCCATACCCTCTTCCCAATAGTAGAATGGTAATCCGTTAGATCCGTATTTTACAAGATCTTTTTCAGTTGGTTTAGAGAACTTCTCAAATCCTACACCAGATGCTTGGATGTACTGTTCACCGGGAACAATCTGATCAATGATTCTTTTATTAACTAATGCTGTAATAACCTTTGCTATCTTAGTAGGATTACTAGATAAGTCACCTGGATATTTAAGAGCACCACTAGATGTAAGCTGTAAGAAGTCGACCGATTGCTCATCAAGATCTTGCGCAGTTAAACTGCTCTTAATATAATTAATAAGCTTTTCTAAATCTACTATAGGTTGTCCATCATCAACAGAATTAGGATCCTTATATCCTAAATCTAATCTTAATTTAGTTTCAGCAATATCAATCATCTTTTTCATAGATGATACATATGCTTCTTTTAATCTGTGGTTAAGTGATAGATTGTTTTTTTCTTTCTCTGAAAGGTTATCCCATTCTTGTTTTCTTGCTTCTCCTGTTTCCTTAGACTTATAATCTATAGGAACACCATAACTATCCAAACCAGCAGTGATCAATTTACGCATCTGAGTTGGGAACTTGATTTCTTCTTTAAAGTAATCCTTTGTAACCAACTGCTCTTTCAAGTAATCAACAAAGATTCTGTTCTTGGTAAACTTATAATCGTCTGCCGTCCATAGAGGTTCGTAGTTATCTGTATAGAATGTATCAATAGATCCATCAGTTCCGATAGAAGTATTTTTAGAACCTGAATGCATTACAGTATACGCTATACCTTGTGACACCATCTTATTATGGAGTGACTCGAGACGAGTCCCTTTAATCAATGTTGGAATCAACGGAATAACCGAGTACTTGTGAATTGCATTTGTTGCAAGATTCTCTAATGCTAGTGGACCAGCGTATTGAAACTTCTTAATTGGGAAAAATGCCTTTAGAGTTTCACTAGGATCTACCTTTTCGTTTCTAAGAATCTTCTCGTATAAGTTCTGTTTGTAATCTGACCAGTTATTCAATCGTATCTCCAATGCACGATATGCGTCAAATGATACCCACGCTTCACCATCAGCACTTTCCATAGACTTGTATGCTTTGTAGTCACGCTCAGGAACACCTTGTTCTGCAGCAACTTTAAGCATCTGATCTAAGTAATCTGATTTATCAATAGGATCTTGTACAACAGCTGTACTTAATATTTTACCTTCAACACTTCCTCCAGAAACAGCTAGTCCTGACGATCTAAACCACTCAGACTCAGCATACTTTCCTCTAAACTTATCATTGGTAAGTAATCTTTCCATTACATCATCTGTAATAGGAATTCTACCAGTAGCAAAGAACGTAGGAATACGCTTCATGTGCTCATCCTTATCGTGATTAAATGTAGCAGGATCTCCATAGAATAATACGGACATCTCTAGTCTGTGCAAGAACATGTTTGTAGTAAATGCCTCACTAGCTGCTGATAATATCTTCTCGTTACTTTGTTTACCTAGTTCTGGGAAACGATCTTTAATTGTATTGAAGAATCCATCAGCTTTAATTACACCAAAACTTTTTATGATATTGTAATCAGTACGAGAAAGTTTATCAAAGTAATCATTAAACTGATTTTGTATAACAGCAGTTAATTCTGGATGCTGACCTAAGTAGCTTCTTACGCTTTCATAGTCCTGCATCTCATCAATGCTCAACAACTTCTCCTTAACTCTATCAGTAAGGATATCATCGAAGATTGCAAACTTAGCACCTTCTGTTTCATATGTCTTGTAACCGGTTGTTTTCTTACCCCATAGAATGATATCAGAAGCATTCTCTCCAGATGCATTCTTCTTAGTTACTTTTCTAATACGCTCAATCTCAGCAGCAAGATAAGACAACAACTGTCTGTTTCTATTCATCTTACCAGCATCTGACAAAAATGCTTTAGGTTCTACATAATGATACAAGTCACCATTATCAAGACCTACAACAAAAGCACTAGTCTTATCTGCATGACGGAAAGCTTCTGTAGTACCAAGTAAGGTCATAAAGAAGAAGTCACGTAGCATAGCAGTCTGCTCATCAGACTCAGCTGACTTAACACCTCTTAGCAATACAGGTAGTGCATCATTAACTTCTTGCAACGCCTGTGTTCCCAAAAGAGTTGAGAACTTCAAACCAATGTTCTCTCCTGACGCAGCTTTACGCTTTTGTTTATAACCATGCTCACCAAACATTTCCTTAAACAATCGACTAGCTTTAATGAAAGGATTTCTTTCAATTGAGAAGTGACTTGTTCTAGGATCACTGATAAGAGCATCATAGTGTGTAGCTTTATTTAGAAGGTTGATAATTACACCAGCCGCGCTCGGATTAAACATCTCAGATTGCAAATCATTGTTTGCATTACGGATCATGTAAGAAGCAATAGTACCTCCGTACTTACTTTCTAATTGTAGAATCTCATTCCATAAACGAGCTCTACCATAGAATAAACTACTAGGTGATTTACCGTCAATAGATTTAACAACACTATCTCTATTGTCTACTCTTTCTTTAATAGTGGTAAAGACGTTAGTAATAATATTTGCAAACCCTTGCTCTAGTATACGTCTTGTTTCTTTTGTATCAGTAAGTTCTATTCCAAGATCTTTCAAGAACGCAATAGAATCTGCTTTTGCTGCAGCTGGTGTAGGATACTTAGATAGCACTGCTGCAATATCTAATTCCATCTCGTTGTTCTGATTTCTCTTAATGAACGGAGATGTAACCTTACCTAATTCAAATTTTCTTTTAAGTCTACGTCCTACCTCTTTATCTGCAGAATCAGACGTACCTGTTGTAATTCTTACAGATTGTTTTCTTTCTGTCTCAACAACTTCCTCCCCGGTATAATCATCAATATAATATTCTCCAGTGGGTACATCATTAACAACATTGGTTATATTAATTTGTAGACCATTTAGTTTATCATATCTAAAACTGTGGAAGAAAGATGCCCACATTGAGTTCTCTGTAAATGTCTCAATGTTCTCAGGGTTACCTAACTTAGCAAGTAGTTGTCCTAAGAATTGGAATCTATATTTACTACTAGATGTAGATCTAGATGCTTGTGCTTTTACAAGTTTATCATACATCTCTTCTCTTGTCAATGAATCTGAAACAATTGGGAAGATTACGCCAGCAGCTTCTTCAGCAGTTAGTGTAGTTCTGAATCCTAATTTGTTTAATTCAAATCCTTCAGGGGATGCTTCTGATGGTTGAACACGTTTAAATAAAGTGGTAAGAAGGAATCTTACGCTATCATCCATTCTGTCAATTGCAGAAAACTCATTACCGCTTCCTGCAGCTAGACCTTCTCTATCTTGTGGTTCTGCAAGTTCTTGAGTAGAGTCACCATTAACTGGTGTATCTTCATCAATAGATTTTGATTTAGAACTAATATCAAAGAACCCAGTTCTATCATTATAGTACTTTAATAAACCACCTGCTTTAGGATTAGATGGGTTACCAAACTCATTAATAGCAAAGTCTAATGACGGTAGTATATTTTCAATTCTTTGTTTACGAACATTATCCTGAGTCTCATTTAACTCTGCTTGCAAAGCATCTCTTCTTTTTATAAACTCAGCACGTACATCATTAAGTACTCTTTCTCTAAACGCAGGTTGTTGGAACAATGCCGCTGTAGCTTTAATACTACCAGTACGCTTGTTAATACTATCTACAATCTGAGACATTATATCTGTAACACCATCCACCAACATTAAAGAATCTGTTATGTTTAAATTCTTTAAATTGCTAGGACTATCCGGTAATGCTGTGATACCCTGATTAAGTTTATTAATCTGAGCATTTAAATTCTTTTCCGAGAAAGTATAATCAGATAGATTACCTACACGAAGTTTGTCAAACATAACTTCAATAGGACTTTGACTAGCGTCTAGTTTAGTCATATCTGTAGATAACCCAAAGAAGCTCTTAATAAATTGAAGTATCTTTTTAAATATACTCTTTTGTTTAACAGACTTAGGATTGTATCTACCTAGCATGTAATTTCTAAACTTCTCAGCTAGATCTTCTTCCGCATAGATTACATGTTCTATCTTAGTAAAGTCTAAGTCTTTACTATTCATAGTTTGCCAACGACCGTCTTTGTAGAATTTTATTTTCTCTTCTCTAGACTTTAAATCGTTATACAATTCTAATTTCTGATCTGCATTTAAGAACCATTGTGTAAAACCATGCCATGCTTCGTGATACAAATCTGTATAGTCGGATCCTTTAAATAGTGTAATACCATTTCTATTCCATGTAGCGCGGACTTTACCATTAGCATTTGCGATGTTGAATGCTTCGTTGTAACCAATTAAATCAGAAAGTTTAGCTTGAACAAGTTCACCTTTCTCATTTCTGTAAGTTACTACTTGGTTATCATACCAGTTCTTTCCACCTATTATATCTTGTTTAGATACTGGCGCTTCTACTCCGGGTTGTGTTCTGTTAAGCTCATCTAACAAATCATCATAATCAGATACAGGATCAATTGTTGTTTCTGTAGCTTCTATAACCTGAGCTTCAGTTACAGACTCTTGAGACTTCTTATAACGATCTCTTTCCTCTTGTAAAGCTTTATCAATACTGTCACGTGTTGATTCTATTTTAGTTTCTTGAGGAATATCAAACTCCATGTAACCATTCTCTTCTCGAATCTCACCACGGATTACTTTTGCAGGAACGTATGCGTTTCTTTTAACCCAATCAATATAATCACTCTCTTGTGTATAAAGAATAGATGGACCTTCTGCGTTCTTTCTGATCATGAAATCTATAAAGGAAACACCTTTATATTTCTCAGAAAACCAAAGCTTGTTCTTAAACTCGATCTCTAAATTGTCAGTTGTAGATTTACCTTTAACAGCTCTAGTAAAGAATGCAATTAATTCTTTACGTGCTGTAGCTTTATCTGAAGACAATGGTCTTCCGTATAGGGTTATCTTCTCAGACTTAAAATCAATATCAAACTCACTACGTAGTTTAATATATCTACTGATGATCTTACCTTTATCAATAATAGTAATATCTCTACCGCTCTGATCTTTTAATGTCTCAAGCAATAGATCTGCTGTCTTTTCTGCAAGGTCTAATGGGAAATCATTCATTACAAAAGGAACAATCTCTTCTACACCAGCTGGTCTAAATCCACGTAAGATCTCACCTTTAGCATCCTTACTAGTAACAACTATAGGATTAAATTCTTGAGCATTTGTAATCTCAGATAAGGGTGTGTTATTCTCTCTTTTAGATCTAAATATAAAACCTCTACTGATTCTTGTTAGATTCAACGGAGCTTTTCTAGATTTATCCTTTTTAAGATACTCAACAACAGCAGCAAGCTCGTTGTACTGATCGATATATCTTTGACGAACGACATCTTCTGTAACACCAAGACGCTTTGCAATACTTGCAATAGTCTGAATCTTTGTTCCTTCTACTGTGCTAAGATCAAACTTACGTACACCATTCTCTACAGTATACTTAGGTAAGGTTCTTAATGGAAAATAAATAAGCTTTCCTTGAGAAGCATCAGTTAAATTATATGACTCATTAAAGAATACGTTATTACCATTTGCATCAGTAAATACAACAAACAATTGATTCTTTACTCTACTTATTGCACTAGCGTTCTCTCTTTCATAAGAGTAGAGCATTGAGACTGGTATGTTCTCTGGAGTTCCGTATACCAATCTTATTTGTAGCTGCTTATCTTGGTAGGTAATAGTACCATCTTCGTTAGCAAATATATTATTCTCACCAAGATGCTTTAGAAAGTCATAGTACCATCTAAGATCACGAGTAACATCCTCTGGATCATAACCGATCTCGTTTCCGGATGTGGTCAACGCAGAAGAAGGAACGTGCTGCTGAAAGAAAAGACCCATCTCCATGGGTTGAATAGATACACTAGTTGTAGCTGACTCTAACTTAGAAGCAATGTCAGGTGTAATAGATTTTCTATAATCATTAAGTGCGTTAGCAACACTGTCTAAAGACTCTTTAAAGTTGATAGCAAGTGTTTCAAACTGTATAGGATCCACCTTACCTAACATCTCTTTCCTTAATTCTGGAAATACTTGTTTAGCTAAGTCAATAGAACTTGTGACTTGACGTGCAATAGTCAATGACTTATCAGGATCATTAGTGTTCTTTAGCGTTTCATCATAGATGCTATTTATAAACGCTAGTAGATTAAATGGTTGACCAGACTTCAAACTCTGCGATAGTCTAGCTACAACAAACTTATCTACTTTATACCCATCTTCTTTGGAGAATTTCCATTCCTTAGAAGGATTACATATAATACTATTCATTAAAGATCACATTTATCAAATAAATCACTGGCTGCATCATCTGCAGCATTTGGGTTGTTTAAATCAAGTTTTTTTAACTCTTCCTTGCTTGCTTCAAAATCTTCAGCTGCGGTCGCCTGTGCGTTGTTAGATTCTGTCTTAGTTCTAGCATCAGGTTTCTCTATCTTAGATTCGATATTCATAGCAATAACTTGTTTATTAACATCCTTCTCTGATAAGATAATACTTTTTCCTGAACCAGCAAAGCTCCAATCGCTTGGAGATGTCTCTAATTCATCAGTAATATCTCTAATTTCCAATTTGGTACCATCAACTACACCCATAACTAAACCTGTTCTTTGTTCTCCTTTCTTGTTCATAAATGTGAAAGTTACAATTCCTTCAGGTTCAGTAAGTTGTGCTATTGTTATTTGGTTATCCACTTGTTTAATCTTTTGGTCCATCAGAGCTTTAAACACCTCGGGAGTAACACCTTGTTTGTTTTTAATTTCATCCAAGATACCCAACTCTTGAGCTGTTGTCAAAAGTAATTTAAATTTCGATAACTCGTCTTTTGTTTCTATCTTATTTATCGCTGCTCGTATATCTTTTAGTTTCCTCTTTACTGCTGCTTTTTCGTTTGCTTTAGGATCTTTTTGTTTCTTAGTACCTGATTTTGTTTGTGAATCTTTAGCATCATCCTCCAAACCAGATAACTCTAAGTCATAATTTCGCATCTCTCCTAATGGATATAAGGTAGTACTTTGCCTTATAAATGAATCTAGAATGTCTTTTAATTGTGATTCTG